ACCCCCTCGGGCGGTTGTGCTTCCGGCTGTTGCACGAACGGCAGAGAACCTGAATGTTCGACATGTGGTCAGTCCCGCCGCGTGAACGCGGAATGATGTGATCAGCCGTGAGATCGAATACCGATCCGCACTTGACGCAGAAAGGGTTAGCCGCTCTAGCGGCCTTACTGTTTAAGTTCCATGCAGCCGAGTAACGATCGGCTGCCCTATGTTCCCAGCAGAAGGGTTGACCTAACGGCACTAACCGCCGACAGCGTCGGCACATCGACCGTGGCATGAGTTAACCCCCAAACGGCCGGAAGGCCGTTAGCGGCCGGATGTTGAAGCACCCTCTATAAGAGCCAGCCTTAAGGGGTGGCTCCTTAGAGGCCGCCTTAGCGGCCGAAGGTTCAGAGATGCGAGCCCTCAGGGGCTCGTTACCGAAAGCTATGAGGTAAGTACACATGGCCCTGTCGGGCCTATGAAGGTAAGTAGATCCCCCCCTTACCCCCCATAGACATAGGGTCTGTCGTCTCGTCGAAGAGTGGACACTAGGCCGTGTGATCTGCATCACGCATGTCTGACCAGGGAATATAACTCGCTTGACGCATGGCGGGAGGCCGTGCAATCCTCGAACCACGGCCCTCCCGGGGCCGGATGGTCATCGAAAGTGGCCCTCCAGTCCTGGGAGGGCCTTTTGGCGTCTCCATCACCAAAGTCGGTCTAACTTGCGGCGAAAAAAATAAGCCTGCGCGGGTCTTGTGCAAAACGGACATTAGACTTATGACACCCCCATATGGGTAGTGTCTTCAATCAAGCGCCATATAAACGATACAATCGGGCATACTGGATTAGTCAAAGTCGGGCAGACTTGGACATGACGGACTGCCCTGTTGTCCGGTCGCCGCCCTGGTCGCTGGCGGGCGACGGGTGTATGGGTGTGGTCTAGTGACCCCCCGGGCCTATATGGCCTGTCTGACCAGCGGCTTAGCCTCAGCCAGCCTCGGGCTGATGGCTGATTGGTCTACCTAGTGAATGTGATGTGCGCCTCATTGGCAGTGACTCGTACCTCACTTGACGCACTGGTGACCTGGGGCCTAGACATGTGCCTTGCCAGCAAGACCGGCCGCACCGCCCACGGAGCGGCTGACACGACACATGGAAGGCACAAGCGCATGTCCTGGTATCACGCACTGTCTGTGCTCCTGCACATCCTGATGACGCACCACGTGCATCACTGGCATTGGATGACGTACGGCTACGGACACAAGTCGAGCAATCGAGGTGTGGTCGTTAGCTTTGGTCATGGTCAGTGCATCGGCTATGAGACTCGCGGTCACATCGGCTACTTCGGCAACGCCTTCGGTTTCAAGGGTGGCGACTGCGGATGATTGCCTTGCTGTTGGCCCTGATAGCCGCTGTGTGCGGCGGGCACGTTCAGACGTACAGCAACCCGGGGCAGGCCGGTGTGGTGGTCCAGACGGACGCCACGCACTGTGTAGGGCTTGAGTACCGGGGCGAGGTCGGATTCTTCGGCAACATCCTGGGGTTCAAGGGCGGGGATTGCTCGTGAGCGGCTACGGGTTTGAGTGGGAGAAGTTCGGCCCTAACCGATTCGACCTGATCCACCCGCGCGTGAGTGTGCACAGCCCTGCAAAGGTCGTGCGCAGTATGGACGGCCGGATTACCGCATGGGTGGATGGGGAACAGGTAGGCGACGGATTCGCCACGTTCGATGACGCCATGCAAGCGGCGTGGGAGTTCCTGACGGGGGACGCGGAGTGACCGGCGGGGTAGTCGAGATTCCGGCAGCCGTAGACCGCCTGTCTGAGATAGCCGCTTCCCAGGGCTACAAAGTCGCGGTGGAGTACGCGGAGGGCCGGAGGGCCGGAAGCGTGACGGCGTGGGTTCGGGTGATCTGGGTTCCGGCGGATAGGTGGCAGGAAACGCCGGACGCGGTCCGGGCGCGTATGCGTCACGCGTACCCGGAGAGCGTGCGAGACGTCCTCCGCTTGTCGCATTGGCTGGCCATGTTCGGAGTGGACTTCTCGGAGCTGTAGGCGCGCTGTAAAGCGCGTGTGGGCCCATCCCCTTATTGGGGGTGGGCCTCTCTGCGCTCCTGGCAAGATGGCTGCATGACTGACTACGCCGTGACGGCCGTGTGGGACATCGACTCTGGGAACGCGCCGGAGCCGTTCCCCGGTCTTGCCGCTACGTCCGACTCTTATGGACGGCTGGCTACGACCCTCTACCTGTCGGCCGACAACGTCCAGGAGGCGCAGGCGGAAGCGTTCGAGCGGTTCTCCGGGTCGTTCATGTGGGAAACACGCGGACTCATTGCCATGTCCGTTAAGCCTGTCTCGACTACGCCGCATTTTGTTTTCGGCGCGATGGGCCGCTAGACAGAACACCCCCGGGAAGGCCTCTCACAGCCCCGTGAGGGGCCTTTCTCGCACCTTGGGTATCCGGGCAAGCAAACCCACGCCGGCCTAGCCTTAGAATCGCTCTCCGGCCGTTTCTCCTTTTGGCTGTACCAGGGCACGAAAAAAGGGCCCTCCGAAGAGGGCCCTACCGTTGCGCGCTATGGGGTTGTGGTCTTCCGGGGCCGTCCGCGTCGGGGCGCCGGTTGACGCGCCCTGATTTCCTCGGCTTCCTTGAGTAGCCGCGCCTCCGCGCACTTCGCCGCTTGCTCGCGTGCCCGCTCTTGAGCGGTGATCCGCTCCGCTTGCTTCGCCTTTGCCCGCGTGCCGTAGAAGCCGAGTGCGACCACTGCGAAGAACGCCACCCACGCCATTACGCAACCGCCTTAGCGTGCGCCGGACGCCGGACGGCCGGAATCGCGATGCTGTCCCGGAGAGCCCGACCGTTCACGGGGCGGAGCGTGTCCGGGTTCCACTGGCAACCTCGGAATCCCTCATAGGAGGGGTTCCACGTCATGCCCGCGACACCGTATTCCCGGCCCATGCGCTCAGTGGCAGTGCGGAGCGCGAGGCGGACCGATTCCGGCGTCTCGTCCGCCAGGGCGACGCAGAACGAAGGCCAGGTGTGGGGGCGACGCGTCGCGTCGTCTATGTAGACGCTCACGCATGCTTCGTGGGAGGCCTGCCCGATGGTGGTGAACGTCGCGTAGATGAATCCGAACCGGGTTTCGTAATCGCTCATGGTCCGCCTTCCGTGCTTCCGGGTCGCAGCCTTAACCGGCTCCGCCTTAGCCGCCTCCGCCTTAGCCCGCTTAGCGGCAAAGGCCTCAACGCTTTCATGGATGAACGCGTAGAACTCCGCGTCGTACTCAATGCCAGCGGGAATCGGGCCCTCAAAAGCCGCCTTGCACCCGACAAAGATGGTCATCCACTGGCCACCCTCCCACGGGTAAACCTCAACGATGACCCGGTCGTTTCCGACGTACAACGGGCGAGCGTCGCGGAGCGAGGTCGCGCCCTTAGCGTTCGGGCGATAGCTGCCGTTGTGGATGCTCACGGTCTTGCCTTTCGGTTAGTGCGGATGGTGTCTTGCTGGCAGGCCAGATCTTGCCAGGCTTTAAAGCATGCGTCAAGGGAGTTAGGCTCGTGGCAAGCGAAAGGGGCTAAGGCAGCACGCCTTAGCCCCTCGTCGCTGCGGCTAGGCCGCTATCGCGCCCCATTCGGGATGCTCCGGGCCCCAAAGCGGCCCCTTGCCCGCGACCCAATCGGAGTTATCCGGGTTGTGGCCCTGGCGGCACTGCTCCGTGTCACAGGTGACCGTGCGGTAAGGGCCGTCACAGTCGAAGTCGATCGCACACGGGCGAGCCTGGCAGTACCAGCACGCGGGAACCCACCACGTACTCACGCGCCGCTCAACCTTGAGCCGGTAGCCCTTGGGAGTCAGCGCCTCCGCCATCGTTTCGCGGATCTCGCGAAGCTCATAGGGCCGGACCTGATTCCGGCCGAACATCTCGTGACCGTCCGGCGCGATAAGCACAGTCGAGTAATCCACGCGGACGTCAAGCACCATCTTGGGTGCGTCGTAATTCCAGGCCTTCATGGCTAAACCCTTCTCCGCTTAGGCGGTAACGGCGTCGGTCATTGCAGCGTCGATGTCTTGGAACAGGGAAGCCAGTTGTTCGGCCAGGTCCCACATATACAGCGCCTCTTCGGAGTGCCGTTCCTCATCGGCGAGAGTTGCCGGGTACGGTTCCAAGTAGTACTCCGAAAGCGTCTGCCGCATCTTGGCCATAGCTTCGGCAGTGGGAGCCGGGAGGGTCGGAGCCTTCGGCTTAGCGACCTTTTTGGTTACGGCCTTAACGACAGTCGTAACCGCAGCGCCGAGCGCGGGCAGGAACCCACGGGCCCGCGACCACTCGCGCCGCTTCTCAAGGTCTTCCAAGTCCCTGCCGAACTTGTACCAGGGGTCACCCTGCCAGGGTCCGACGTTGAACAGCCGCTCATACAGCACTTCCGCGTACTGCGGAGACGAGAGAGGCGTACCGCATGCGCAGATAGGCATTCCGAGGTCAAGGTTTTTCGCCGTGGCGCGTGCGATGAATCCGCATGTGGGGTTGACGCACTCAAGCTTGAGCATTGCCGTTGCTTGCTTCGGACGGCCGGAATGTATCTTCCCGCCACCCTCGCCACCACCCGAAGCGCCAGGCGTGCCGTCCGGCCGTCCATCCGGGCCCGTCTGCGAAATACGCTTGAGCGCGAAAATCCGCGTCTTCGCATGCGGGTACGGGCCCAGCGTTGCCGAAACCATCTTGAGCCACTTCTCAAGCTCCGGACCGGCATAGGTCGCGGTCATCTTCCCCGTGAGGCCGAACGGCACCGCGTACCGCTTAAAGCCGTACCCGTGACCGTCTGCACAGTCAGACGATGCGTGAATAAGCTCATGTGCGAACGTGGCCAGGATCTCTATCGGGTCATCCCATTCGGGGGAGATGAAAATCTCGTTCACGTTGGCAGTTGACGCAACGCGTCGGTAGCAACAGCCCATAACCCGGGCCGACTCGTATCCCCCGGCAGGCTTGAATCCCACGGACACGTGGAAGTCGGTAGGCACCTGGCAATCAATCTCGGCGAACCGCTTACGCATCAGGCGGTACGCGCCATGTAGCCAGGCCTCACGAGTCTTGTATGCGCTAGGCATGTGCATTCCCTTTCGGTCGTTCCGGTGTTCGGTGTCTTGCTGGCGAGGCAAGACGATGCACGACCGCTGTAAAGCGTGTCAAGGGAGGTATGAAAACAGGGTTTGACCTGCCCGGACGTGAGTGGAATGCTGGTCAGACGCGGTAGAACAACGGCCCGAAAGGGGCCGCGTAAGGACTGCCCGAAATTGCTTTCCGCCGACCCCACAAAGGCACCCCCATGCCCCTAAACGGACATCCCGTGACATCACCGGGAATTGCTGGGCGAGCATGGGAGATCTGCGCCAACCGGGCCGAGGGCAGTTTGTAGCCCCTCGTGCGCGCCCGCCGGGGTTGCAGCCAAGCACAAAGTTTTTTGCAAGTAGGGCCATCAACCAGCGACCCATGGCCGACGCGGTCATTTTTCGGGCCCGGCCTGGACGGGCTCCTGCTGCCGCTCGGCAGGCTCAACAGAGCACGGCGCACGACCGTCGCGTAACCGAGCTGCCGCACGCGCATGCCGTGCCGGCCGCGAGCTGTAAAGCAGGCCGCGGTTCGTCGACGAAGTCCCGGCAGCTTTGCCGGCGAGGAGCTGTAAAGCAGCCCGCGGAACCGAAGCCCCAGGACACGGCCTCAGGTGACGCACCGACGCACGCCCCAGCGGGAGCCACTACGGCGACGGCTCCGCGCTTGCGTGGCCGGGTCTGCTCCCCCGGGCGACACCCAGGAACGGCCACCACTACAAGGTGGCCCCGGAAATGGCCCCCGAAACGGCCTCGAAAACGGACTCAGGAACGGCCTCAGAAATGGGCACGGAAACGCGGCCTTGAATCTGGACCCTGAATCGGTCCGCGAATCGCGGCCCATGTCGCGGACTCGATGGGTCCCCCTTGGGGCCCCCGCCGGGGGCAGTGGCATAACTCCATTGACGCATCTGCATCAAGGGAGATACAGTGACGGAGCCAGCACACCACCACCCCCCGGGAGGTTAGGCAGTGGGATACACGCTCGACGCGGCTCTACAGGCCATCACCCAGTATTCGCAGTACCCGGAACACATGGTCGCTGTGATGCGCCTTCAGTCCATCTCCGAGGACAACCCGGAAGGACTCCGCTCCGCGTCGGCTCGTATCCGTGAGGCTTTCTACGTCTACGACCAGGGTTACAACTACGGAAGGGCAGCCTGACCGAATGGGCACGCTGATAGAAGACGCCTTCAACGAAGTCGGGCGGCTGTTCCTCGACAACATCGAGCTTCACACCATCGTGGACAACATGGCGACCGAGTGGGCCGTCATCGCCGAAGGCGGCGAAGTGATCGGCATCTACAGCGCCGAGGTGCTGGCCGTCCTGGACCTGGCCCACTTCGACGAGCAACACCCCGACGTCCCCGCGTGGATCGTTACGCGGCAGGTCGGCCCGTGGGTCAAGTCCTGACCCCTCCCCAAACCATCGGGGCCACCCTTCGGGGTGGCCCTTCGTGTTGAAAGAAGGTGCTGAGTGCGGGACCTGCCTCCGTGGGCGTACTTCCTGGTCGTCTGGGTCTTCTGGTTCGTCGCGATTCTCTGCGCAGAGGTCGGGATGCTTCTCCTTGGGGCGCTGTTCCTCAAAGGCGCCGGATGAATAGCTGGCACCACGCGCAATCAGCCGCCCGGAAGTGGGGCGGCACGCCGGAGGACTACCTCCCCATAGAGACGTTCATCGACTCCTCTAAGGAGATCATCGGCGACTCTCGGCACCGCAGCATGTACCACCACACCGCCGGGGTGTTCCTGTGTGAACGCGTCTTCGGTCCGACGCTGAAGGTCGGCCGGAAGTTGATCCCGGTCCGGCTCATCGCCGAGCGGCACATCATCGAAGATCTCGGCTGGCTCCCCAGCCCGACCGACTACATCAAGGGCATGCCACTTGAGCCGTGGATGTCCGGCGCGCAGCGCAAAACCCTCCCCCTGTCCCACCTGTTGAAGGAGATCCCAGCTTGAAGCCTGCCCTGACGTTCCACGGAATCCCCCTGTCCGGCGAGGTCTACCCGTACAACAAGCGCGACCGGGTCCCGGTCCTCACCGATGAGGAGTTCGCCGATCTGCTCCGGCCGCTCGTCGGCCACCAGGATGTGAAGGCGTTCGGCTGGCGTCAGTACGTCCCGTACTTCAACGACGGGGAGCCGTGCGAGTTCTCCGCCTACGACGTGTGGGTGCAGACCGTTGCCGACGCGGACCCGGAGGACCCGGACGACTTCGACGGGGACGGCTTCGAGGTGGGCGACTACCACCCGACGATGGGCACGCAGCGGTGGGACGACCGGACCGGCCGGTTCGTGACGCGGCACGGCCTCTACCCCGAGGTGAACGCGCTCGCGGAGGCCCTGAGCAAGGCGATTCGGTCTGGCTCCGCCGACCACGTCCTGAGGGCGGCCTTCGGAGACCACGCCATCATCACCGTGACGGCCGGGGGCATCGACGTTGCTTGGTACGACCACGACTAGGCCGGCGGGGAGCTTTACAGAGGGCGGGCTAGGGATGGCAATCGTCCAAGCCCGGACAGTTGAACAGATGGTGCGAGAGGCCCGCCAGTCGCGGGCCTCCGTCGTCTACGAATGCGGCGTGGACTTCTGCGGAGACTGCGCATGCTGCCTGGCCTGCTACCCGGACTGCTGCGAAGGAGGTTGTTCACCATAGGCGACTGTGACGACTTGGGAGAGTACGAGGTAGACGAACCGGACGGCTTGGATCAGTGCTCCGAGTGTGGCAACTGGACCGAGCACGGCATCCTCTCCGAGCTGGACGACGAGTTCGTGTGCGATGAGTGCGCCCTCGACTTCCCCCAGCGCTACGGGGCCGACTGTGAATGACCGCGAGCTCTATGCGTGGCTCGACCAGCAAGAGGCACGGATCATCCGTGACCACGAGTACGCGTGTGACACCTCTATCTACTGCACCACGCTGAGGCACTGCGAGCGTCGCAACGAGCGGTTAGAGCCCGTCAAGGCGCTGCGCGCGGTCCTGGACGAACGCAAGCAGCGACCCAGCTACACAGACGCGTTCTATGACCCCAGCTTGGCCGATCCGGCCATGGTCGCGGACCTGTTCGCCAAGGCCAATGACCGGCCCGAGCACATGAGATAGACGCCCCCTAGATGGCCCCGCTTCGGCGGGGCCTTTCTCGTCTGATAGGAGGATGGCCCTGAGCGAGCCTCAAGCCACCTGGACCATGGACGCCGCCGCGCTTTGCCGCGTTGCGGGCAACGTCGCCCACGTCCACAAGAAGAACGCCACCATCCGCAGCGTCCTTTTCACCGTGGACGCCGACGGCGTGACGATCCTCGGGGGCGACCCGTACGCCGCCGCGTACGACTGGACGCCGGCCGAAGGCTTTAAAGCGAACCGCGGAACCGTCAGGATCGAGATCCCCCGCGAAGGGCTCGATGCCGTGACCTCGTTTTGTCGCCAGCACCCGAAGCAAGACGTCGTGCTGTCCTGGTTCCCCGGTGACGGGCTGGTGCTACAGATCGGCTCGTCCCGTGAGGCCGTGGAGGACGCCACCGGCATGACCCCGGATGCCGCCTGGCGCGGCCTGGCCGCATTGTTCGAGCGCTACGAGGACCCGTCGAGCGTGTTCGTGTTGGACATGGGCCTCACGTCCCGCTTCCGGCTGGTGAAGTCGGACAAGAGCGAACGCCGGGCCGCTTGGATGATTCGTGACCCCGAGGAACCGATACTCGTGAAGTATGGGCCTTACTTCCGGGGCCTCATGGTCCCAATCAAGCTGGAGCGCCACGCCGAAGCCGTAGGCCAAGACGGGCTCTGGTAAAAGAGACAGGAGACCAGGTGTGATCGGGAAGGTTCTGCGGACGCTCATCGGCGCCGGGCCGCAAGCGAGCAGCCTGCCTAGCCGTCCATTCAATCCGCCGATATATCACTGGCGCTGTGAGTGCGGTGCTCACTCTCGCGGTGCAGACATCAAGGCTGATGCGGAGTTCAACGCCCAGCGACACCTGTCGCGTCAAGAGGCGAGCCACCCAACGCCGGAGGTCTACTCGACCGAGCTTGCCTAGGTCGGCGTGCTCGGGAAACGCTGACGTCGCGCACGGCAAGCCATACAGTGGGGGCCTGTCCGCGCCTCGCAGGCGCTACCGACCCCAGGGGGACCGTGGGAACGACCCTTGACGTGATCACGCTCATTGCGGTTTGGGTGGGCATCCCAGGATGGATCTATTGGGCAGTCCAGAAGAAGAAGGCGCGGAGGGCCCGAGAGGGCCAGAGGGCTAAGAGCTGAAAACCAAGAAGGGCCAGCCCGAAGGCTGGCCCTCAACGTTTGCCCTCAGCGACCCGGGTTCGCCGCCTGGTAGCGGTCCATGAGGTCCGTAGGGATGCGGCCCCGGTCGCTGATCTCGACACCCTGACCGCGAAGCCACGCACGAATGTGCTTCGTGTCCCGGCGAACCGGGCCGGTGCCGTACTTCCGGCGCCCCGGCGCCGAGTCGCTCGCCCGTGCCGGGGTGGCCGCTGCCACGTACTTTTCCAGGACCTTCCTGAGCGCCTTTTCGTTCTTCGACCCGAGGTCGATCTCATACGACTTGCCGTCAAGACCAAACTTCACGGTGCTGGCACCCTCGGCGCCGTCCAAGTCGTCGTGAAAAACTTCGATAACCCGCTTCGCCACTGGTCCAACCATTCTGTAGAAAGCCTGTCGTCGGTGATGATGCCCGACCCACGCACATCCAAGCAACCCGAATCACCCATGCCACTACCTTTAAAGCACCTGGCCGGCACAGTGTGAGAGCACGAAGAAACCCCCGAAGCCGAAGCCACGGGGGTTCCCTGTCTCTCAGGCAGCCAGTTGCAGAAGCGGCGGGATCACGCCGTGGTCTATCGCTGCGTCCCTGACCACATTGGGGATACGGGCTCGGTCCGACGCCTCCGGCAGGCCCAACGTTTCCCACTCATCGAACCACCAGGCCCGCACCTTCGGCACGTCATAGCCAGACGCGGACTTGCGGGCCTTCCCCTTCGGGGCCTTCTTCACGCGGGGCCGGGCCGCGTTCACGTACCTCGCCATCATCAGCCGGAACTCAAGAGCGTTGGCCTCCGAGAGGTCAATCTCAAGGTCCATCCCGTCGAAGGCGAACGGAATGGTCTCCGTCGCGTCCTGCGTGTTGTCCAAGTCGTCAGCCACCCGTCGAATCACGATTTCCATTCGTTCAGCGCCTCTCAGATCTGGGTCTTGCCTTGAGCGTTGTGAAGCCTCATCCAGTAGGCGCGGGTATTGGGGTGCGTCGCCTGGTTGGCCATGGCCATGAAGTCAGCGGCCCCGCGAAGGGCGGGAGCTGCGGGACCCGGAAACTGGCTCGCCGAAGGGCTCGTTACCTCCGGTTCCGGTATCGCAGGCTCGGGCATAGGCTCCGCCTGCGGGGGCTCCTTAGCCCACTCGTCTTGCATCTCTTCCACCGTGTTCGGGATGACCGGCGCGGCAGGAGCCTGAGGCGCCTCCGGCGCTTCCTCATCCCGGTTCTGCATCTGCACCACCCACGCCGCATAGACCGCGAAGGCCAAGAACCCCTCAGTGATCCAGGGGAGATAGCCGCTCAGGCTGCCCCGGATACCCGCCGCCTTGCTTACCGTCGTCCAGGCGTCATAAGAGACCCGGAACGCTGCCGCAGAGATGCCGAGGACACCCAGGCGGGCGATGAACCCGTGGAGCGTCGCGGGACGCCGCTTCCCCTCGAACGTGAGGACGAGGAGGTGAATAGCCGCCGCCGTGATCAGCGTCGGCAGGGCCGATATGACCCCGGCCTCCGCCGGATACAGCTTCAGCGGCTTGCCGTGGGCCGCACCGTGCCGCACGTTCACGTACACACCGGCCGCAAGCAGCGTGAACACCAACGCGACCGGGTACCGCCCGGCGGACTTCTTCTTGTTCTTTGGGGCCTTCACTTCTCCCCCTCCGCCTTTCGGGCCGTCTTCCGCATCCGGCGGAACTCCCGATCAGATTTTCCGGAGGCCTTGCGCTCGCCCTTGCTGAAACTCTTAGACATGCTGGCAACCGTCCGTTTCCATGCCCCCTCGGGCATGGCAAAACAATAAGGCCCGCAGCTATCTTGCGTCAAGTGAGTTATAGAGAATTCTTAACCCGCAGGTAGAAAGCAGAAAACCCCCGCCACTAGGGCGGGGGTTCTGCGCTTCCCCTCGGTTGCCAGCAAGTTACCCACACGGCCGAAAGGCTAGGAAGGCGCGGGAAGCAGGGCCAGCATAGCGCGTGTGGGGTACGGCTCACACGCGCGCTTTACAGCGCTTCGCCGGCGTCGGCGTCGCCACTCTCCGGCCACGTCACGCGGACGCCGGGGACGTCCTGATCAACCGGGGACGTGGTAACCACGGTGAAGCCGTTCACGGTCGCAGCACGAACGCGGATACCGATCTCGGGGTCTTGGACTTCGACCGCCGGATAGGTCTCGCCGTTCACCACAAGCTCTGTGTCTTGGAAGTCGTGACGATGGCTCTGGTACCGCTCTCGCACCTCGGGATCAGTGACTCGGGGGTCATTGATGAGCGCGAAAAGCAGTGTCGAGCCGATCGCCGTCCGCAGGCGCGTGGTCCCGGGGAACTTATAGTCGGGGATGAAGGCACTACCTGTTTCGGCGGGCACGCCCTCAAGCGTCACGACAGGGGCGGGGGGATCTTCACTCATGGACAGTTCGCCTTCCGTGGGAATTGGTTCTCTTCCAGAAAGACGGAATGGGTGCTCTGGAAGTCTTTCCCGTGGGCGTCGCGTCCAGACGCGTCGTACACGACCACCCAATACGCATCTTGACACGGAGCCGAGATCGGTTGCGTCGCGTTCTCACTGTAGATCGGGATCAGAGTCGCCGTCGTCCACTTCACGTTAGGCAGGTCGCCGGTTCCGTACTGGAGCGTCAAAGACCCGCTGTACTCCTCGGGCTGGTCGGCGCACGGCCCGACCGTCAGGGTTGCCGACACTTTGTGACCTACCGTGATCGGCGACAGGTGGGCGTTGCACGGGTCGTGTCCCTCGTCCGGCGATTCGCTCGGCCCGTTGGGGGTCTCCTCGGCGGAGCTGGAGCTGTGTTCCTCGGGCAGCGGGGACTGTTCGCCGCCTGCTCCCACCGCAGGTGCAGACGTGCCTCCGTCGCCGCCGCTGCCGCACCCGCCGGACGCGCCGCTTGTGGCGACAATGACCAATCCGGCAAGGACGAGCGTCGCGATTGCTTTCCTGTTCATGTGCTCTCCCTTGCGTGGCCGGGCAGGACATGAACCCGCCCGCCCGAAGTCGGGGGGACCATCGGACGGACGGGGGTCTAATAGCGCACTGGTGCGCCGTGACGGGCTCTGTAGGTGTTCCGGAAGGCAATCAGCGCCGCCCATGGATGCGGCGCCTCCTGGCGGGAAGGAGCCGCATGACGCGTGTCCGCTGACGCGGATATGTGGCGCGAGGGCAGTGCGTCACAGATCCAGTCGTCAGGATTCGGCGGCGGTTCGTAAACCACGGCTCTAGCTCTTGTTCTCGTTGCGGATGTTCGCCTTGTTCACGATCGCCTGACTGCCCTCCGGGTCTCCATCGACGTAGGTCTGCCGCATCTGCTCCTGCTCCTCGTCAGTCAGGCGCGTTGCAAGGTAGGCGTCCAACTGCGGAATCCCGCTGATGTTCGGCGGGGCGTTCTTCTCGCTCAACGGGCTTCGTTCCTTCGGGGGTGGTTGTGGAACACCCGCCCGCCCGCGCCACGGGGGGAAGCTACGAGCAGGCGGGTGGTTCAAGAGGCCGCGGCGCGCTTTACAGCTCGCGGCCGGCGTCGGCGCCGACCCTTCGGCGCGGCGGCCGGACCCGCATAGCCGTGTTGGCGTGGCGGTACTCATCGGGTATCTGGCTGAACTCCAGCCGGATCACGTCCTTTGAGAGACGATGCGTCTTGGCGTCAGCGGCCAGGCTGTACCAGGCCTTGAGGTGGCCGATGTAGACGCGTTGACCGGCCTTGAGGTCCCGCGCTCTCGCGGTTGCCGCCGTCCCGCTCATGGCCGCTGGCCCTGGGCCACCGGTTCACGGACCGGCTCCCTGCGCGCGAGGTAGACAGGCGTGGACTCGTGCGCCGTCAGATTCGTTGCGCCGGACCGGTCCACCGTGACCCAGCCGTTGACCGACGTGCACCCGAGGACCGGATACCAACGGCCTTCAACCCCGATCAGGTCGCCCGAGGTGACCTCGCCGAGGGTCAGCCCGTCAGGAAGCCGTACCGTCCGCAGGGGCAGATAGGAGGGTTCCTCCGCAAGCAGCGCTAGGACGCCGCGAGGGGTGGGGTTCTCTTCACTCGTGGGTGCGCTCGCGCTCCTCTGCGTCATGGTCCGACGTTAAGAAGGGCACTGAGACCGCGTCTACGAAGTTGACAGATGTTGCCTATCGGTCACCCGTACTCGCGACCATTCATGGTCTCCTCGGACGCTCGTGTGATTAGCGCACGGGCGCTTGAGCCATAGACGGCGGAAGCCTTCATGTGGTCAAACATGCGGGCATAGAGCCCGATCTCCTGAGGGCGGGTCACCTCGATACCAGCTGTCGGAGTCTCCAACGCGACAAGCAGATCATCGAAGATCCAGAACCCAGCGGAGGCAACACCGTCACGCTCAATCATCAAGGGAATGATCCCTAGCGACACGTTCGGCAGGGCCATCACAGTCAACAACCGGTCAAGCTGACCGGCCTGGACTTCCGCGCTCCCGAACCAGGTCCGAAGCGCCTGTTCTTCCAGCACGACGAAGAAACGCTTATCCGGCCGGTAGATCACCTGTTGACGCTGAACGCGGACGGCCAGCGCTTCGTCAACGTCGTTCGGGGTGTTGAGAAACCTGATCCAGAACTCCAGCATGGACCGGGTGTAGTCAGCCGTCTGGAACAGCCCCGGCACGACGTTGTGTTCATAGATCCGGAACACCTGGGTCTGTTCGTAGAGCTGGGGCGTATGCGCACCAAGGACGCGCTTCATGCCTGATCGGCTCTGGCGTCGGTGCTCGACGTAGGCTGACTCAACGGTCCGCAGAGTGGCGATAAGGTCCGGGTCCTGGTCCTCAGACCCGCACGCCCGGCACCAGGTATGAACCTCGTGCTCAGAGGGGGAGACGGAACCGTTCTCAACCTTGCTGATCCGCGTGTAGTGAATGCCGGTCTGCGCAGCAAGCGCACGGGCAGTCAGGCCAGCGTCTTTGCGCAGATCGCGCAGACGAACCCCAAGTGCCTCGCGCGCTTGCTGCGCAGCGCTAGACGGCTTCGTAGTCACGGTGCGGGATGGACAGCTTCCACACCTCTTCGAACGCCGATCTGCATAGCTTCAGGTCGGCGGGATCAGTGGAAGCGAGCCGATCGACCGCGAGCCCACTACCCGCGTAGATCAGGAACACGGCAAGTCGATCGTCAAACAGGTAGTAGTCGTTCCCCGGCAGGGCTAGCAACGACACCCGGCGGCGAGGAACCCAACGGATATCTTCGCCAGCATCGACCATCGGCTGAGCGATGCTGTACGACCAGCGCTGATAGTCACTCAAAGGTTCGGAGACGATGCGGGCACGCCGCACCGACCGGCCAGCCGCAACATGCTCCCGCAGCGACTCGCACCACTCGTTAAGCCACGCCAGGTCATCCGGTTCCCCGGCCGCCCACTTCGCCATATACGGCAGTTCAATCTCAGTGCCGTAGGCGTCCCGCTGTTCGAGGTGGATCGCATCGCGCTTGAACGTGGTCAGCAGCTCGCCGAACTCACCCTCACTGATCGACTCCATGACCTTCCTGACTGAAGAACTGAAGCATCCGATCCGGGATCTCCACGCACGTCTCGCCCTCGGGGATGTTCATCTGGGCGAGCACAGCGGGATCACTGACGTCCCAGCCCTGCACCACCCAGGTTCCTCGGTCCGTGCGGTACACGGTTGGCGAGCCGTTCGGATTCGACTCCGGGTCCTTGCCGATGAATGTTAGGTGCATTGCCTGTCCCCTGCCTCGAAGGTTGTCGAATGTTGCGCCCTATGGAGCCTCACGGGGGAACGGCGTCTCGTCAAGAGCGCAAAAGAGCCCCCCGGCCCGAAGGCTAGGGGGCTCCGCGGTTCGCTTTACAGCTCGCGGCCGGCTCACACTCGAAGCGCCTCCCGGTCCGCGTCCACACCACGGCGGACCAACGTCTGAAACTCCATGCGCCGGTTCAGCTTCTCCGTAGCGACATCAACAGCCCTCTGGCACGCCTTCCGCTCCGCCGAGGTCACTTCGACCTGGTCCCGGTACACGCGGGCAATGTCCTCCCGCTGGTCGTCGCTCAGCGAGTCCCAGACGTTCCGCAGGTCCCAGAGAAGCACCACCACGCCCCCGGCCTTGAGGGAGTTGTCCGCCTCCTTCGTGGGCATGTCCTCCCACCACACCGGGTCAAAGAAGCAGTCCCGGAACAGGGCCCGCACCTCGCTCGGGGTGTAGACCCACTCCGCCGAACGCAGCGTATAGAAATACCGCTCGTCGTGGCAGTACTTCAGGCCGTGCTTCCAGGCGCGATGCCGAATCAGGCCGTCGTCATCCGGGAGCTTGGGCCAGTCCTTGACCAGGCCCACCCAGATCTCTTGCTCGATGTCCTCCCCGTCGATGCCCGGCCAAGACTTCGCGAGGCCGCGTGCGGCCCGCTTCACGATCTCGGACACCCGCTCATAGTCGTCATGCGTCAGCAACAGCTCACCTCACTTCACGTCGTAGACGGCGCCGTCAAAGGTGAACCGCCGATCAACCACAGGGATAAGGGTCGGGATGGTGGTCTTGCCGTTCGTCCTCAAGATCCCGAAAGCCTGTTGCCAGTTGGCGGCCCCGGCCTTCAGGTAGCCCGCGCGCTTCAGGTCCATGGCGTGTCCGACCTCCATCCCGAACAGAGCCCGGGTCCGGCCGTTGTAGCCGGTCGAGTGGGGGATCAGGCCCGCGCGGTGCGTGTGCCCACAGACCACGCTCTTGCCGAACTTCTGAGCCAGACCGGCGGCCGTGCCGCCCGCGTACCGCGACAACGAACCCTCATCGCCGTGGGCGACGAGCCAGCCGGGGGCGACCTCATAGACGCCGTGGCAGATCTCCACGTTCAGGCGGTCAGCACCGATGAGCCGCCCGAAGTCCAGGGCTCTCAGGGGCGCTAGCGCCGGGGCGTACCGGCGGACGTAGTCCTGAATGCGCCGGTCGTGGTTGCCCAGCTTCAGCACGATCGGGCCGTCATACACCACCCGCAGGTCTATGAGGACGTCCGACGCCTGATCGAGCGACTTCTGAAGGGTCCCGGCGTACTCACCCGCCGCGCCCTTGTTCCAGCGCGACGGCTCCGGGCTGTCGAGGAAATCCCCGACGTGAACGACCTTGTCCGGCTGAAGGTCGCCCACCAGCCGCGTCAGCGTCCGGACCAGCCGCGCGTCATGATAGGGAACCTGGTAGTCCGGCAGGCAAAGAATCGTCTTCCAGTCGCTCACTTGCTCTCCCCCTCGTTCAGAATGTCGTGGGTCCAGTCCGCGGCGCCTGCTGTAAAGCGGTTGGCCGGCGCGGCGTCGGGGTCGTTGTCGTCGCCGATCCAGGCAACGCCGATGACTAGCGCGACCTCGATCGCGTCGGGCATCTCCGTGTCTCGGATGGCCAGCACTCGGCCGAGCGAGACGTACGAGCCGGGGTCAACAGCGGCAACCTCCGTCACCACGTGTGTCACCAGCTCCGTGAGGTCATCCGCCGTAGGCGTGGATTCCTCGCACAGGGCCAGGGGCCAGCTCATCCACCGGTAGATACCGGCGAGGGCTGCCGGTTCCAAGTCCAGCTCAACCCGGATGTCACTCATCGGGCATCACCCACGACCGACCGGGCGAGGGCCGCTTGCATCCGGGCCAACCGGAGATCCGTCATCGCCGCGTAGACGCCCAGGTCTTGAACCTCTTCCCGGGCCATCTTGATGAGTTCGAGCGGGGTCATCTCCTCGAACGCCTGGAAGGGGTTGCCGTTCTTGTCGCGCTTCTCGTACTGCTCTGCGCCAGTCCCGCTGATGCGCTCGACCGCGCCGAACAGGAATATGTTCACGGCCAAGCCCAGATCAGACGACGAGATCCCGAAGTTCATCAGGCCAGGCGGGTATTTGATACTCAAAGCTCGACTCCTATCTTCGATATCAGCGCTTCCGCGCCGTGCTCCATGACGAGCGAATTGACGTCGTGGCCCTGGCCCTGATGGGTCATGGGGATGATGCGAGCGGCCTTGATCTGGCCAGCTACCTTCTCGGCGAAGCCCTGCCCGGCTCCCTTGTCGTCCTGGTCGGCGAGGATGAACACGGCGTCGTAGCCGTCAAAGGCCCGGTAGAAGAACCGGGCCCACGAATTCGCACCCGGTACGCCCACGGCCGGTAGCCCGACCTGAAAGGCGGTCATCGTGTCTATCTCGCCTTCGCAGAGGCAGATATAGCGTTCGTGCCGAAAGAAGCCCTCAGGGTGGTAGAGGCGGGATTCTTCCCCGGGTTCGGATAGGTACTTGGGGCCTGTGCCGTCGCCGATGCGACGGAACCTCGTAGCCACGATCCCGGCCCTAGTCACATAGGGAACTGCCAGGTGACCCCGGTACTTCTCATGACCCGGCAAAGGGTCGGCGACGTAGCCCAGCCGAAAATATGTCTTGCTGTCCGCGCTCAGTCCCCGCATCGTCGTCAAATACTCGTCGGCGGGTGACCCGCGAAGGGCCTTGCTGTATGTCTCCGTCGCCTGCGCCAAATACGCCAGCCGCGAACTCGCGAGCTTCACGAAAGCTCAATCCCTCCCTTGCCTGAATGAGTGCCCAACCGTCCCCACCGATTCCACAGGTGAAGCAAAAGAACAGCCCGGTATCCGTGTTGACCGAGCCGGAAGGCGATCGGTCCTCCCCGTGAAAGGGGCATCGCATGGGCCGTTCCCGGCCCTCTGGGACGTGCGATGCGCCGTAATGTTCGAGTACCTGAGCGATGTCAAGCTTCGGAGCGGAGAAGCCTTGTGAGCGCTTCTTTGTCATTGCGCAACTCCTCCAGTTCCTTCACGATCTCGAACCACTGGCCAACGGGCATGAGAATGACCCCATCCCGCATGTGCTTGCCTCTGAGCTTGAGCGCGACGCAGTAGAGCCGGACCCCGGCGTTCTTGGCCTGCTCCCCGGCGTCCTTGATGAACTCGGGAATCTTGGGGGTGGCTACGCTCTTGACCTGAATGACCCATCCGGGGATTCCGTGGATATCGCCCCGGTCTTTGTTGCCGTAGACGTTGCCGTTGCGCCCGGCCTCATATCCGTGTTCGGCGGCAGCCTGGACGAATTCTGTTTCGCCCCGGTAGCCCTTGGATTTGCTGGCGCGACCATTAGTCATCCGGTCACCGCCATTCGTTCGAGATCGACAGCCAGCGGAAGGAACCATCCGCCGGAGGGGTCAGACTTTCCGGTCCGGTTTTTCACCGGGCTCACACCGATAGACCGAGAGCCCTCGAAGGAATCTCCGCCGATGCGGTGAAGCGCCAAGACCAACTCCGGGACCTTCGACACCTTGCCCCGGAGAGACGACAGAGACGGGGGCTTAGTGCCGTCGTCAAAGTCGCCTGTCACATGGTGAAGACCGACCACACAAGCGCCGGTTTCCCGGGCCAGCTCATGCAGAAAGTCACAGGTCCCTTCAAGGGATTGGAAACCATCCGTGTTCAGCTCGTTGTCGAGATTCGAGATGTTGTCAACAACGATGAGTGAGGGCCAGTCGCCGTAAACCTGACGGAACGCTTTCAGTTCCTCTTCGACGTCCGTCGCCGTGGGCGACGCCTTGAAGTCAAACTGAATGTGCGACCACTTGTGTAGCTGCACATCAAGCGTTTCCGTCATTCCCGCGTCTAGGGCCTGCTCTATGTCCCACGTCGTCCAGCCCGAGACCATCGCGGCAGCGCGAATAGTCATGGTGGCCTGGTCCGTGTCCGCCGAGAAGTACAGGCATGGCAGACCGGCCCGGATAGCGAGCGTGAGGGAGAGCAGGGATTTGCCCACACCGGGGGCAGCCGCGATGAGCGCTAGCTGCCCCTGGCGGAAGTGGACACCTTGGCCGGAGAGGGCCTTGAAGACTGCGGGAAGTGGTTCACCGGCTGAGCCCCGCGTGAAGCGTGCGCGGGCAAGACTCAGCATTCAGCGAATCAGCCCCACTCGGGCGGGCACTGGTTCGCCGAGCAGAAATAGCCGCTGTACGCCTTGCCGTTCTTGTTGGTGCCGCTCTTGAAGTTGCGCAGCCCGTGAGCGCAGTACTTCGCCTCACCGCCACCCTGCGGAACCGCGGGGGGAGCTGTAAAGCCTCCGGCCGGCACAGCCGAAGCCTGAGCCGGGGGAAGCACCTGAGCCCCCAGAACCTCACCCAGGACGCCACCGGTCTTGAACGCGCCGATGGCACGGCCGAGCACAGCGAAGAAGTCAGAGTCCGGAGCCGCGAGCGACGCCAACGCGGCGTGTAGCTCCTCCTCGTTGTCGGACTCGACGGTCAGCCAGGGAGCGTCATGCCCGGGGCCGTACTTCAGAGACGTGTTGTACTTCAGGGTCAAGGTCTGAGCCTCCGTAGGTGTCTCGGTCTTCCCCCACCGCGTCGCACCAGCGCGCCACGGCACACGTTCGGCAGGCGTCCCCGGGGGACGGGATGAAGACGCCTGCTTTGACTGCGCGGTCCAGCCGCGCGAACCAGCGGCCCAGACGGTCCGCCGTGTAGCCGCTCAAGTCGGCTGGCTTGGTCGGTGCGTTGTTCTTGCACATGAAGTAGTCGCCCCAGCGGGGGCGAATCCCGTACTGCTGCTCTATGGCTTCGGCGTAGACGCCGAGCTGAAGCGGGCTGTCGGGAAGCTTGGTTCCGGTCTTGAGGTCTCGCACATGCAAGCCCCCGTCAGGGGCTTCTAGAACCTGGTCGATGAAGCCGACGACTTCGACGCCACCGAGCGTGATGCGGAACTCCAACTCGACGGCGGGGCCGTCTGGGGACTCCCAGATCACGAACGGACTTGACCGGACAGCAAGGCAGTAGCCGATGACCTGATCGGCTCCGCGCGAGCGGCGCCGGCCAGCATCTGTAAAGCCTGTCGTCTTCGAGCCGGTGAGCCACTTCGACATGTCGGGCTCCCGGGCCTGCATCTCTGCTAGACCGGCGTCCCAAGCCGCGTAGTAGACCTCCAGCGCGCCGTCATGACCGATCACCCGCCCGGAGCGCTCGAAGGCTTCTACGGCCGCGTGTACGGCCGTGCCCTGGAGTGTCCACGCGGCGGGCGTCTGCGGGGCCCTAGCGACTCGTTCGAGCCTGTAGGACTCTCCGCAGCGGGCCCAGGTGGTGAGCTGTGAGACGGACCGGTGTGTGGCCGTCAGGACCCGTCCTCGGAGGACTTGAACTCGAAGATGCCGGACCGCATGTAGTCGTTGAGCCAGCCGTACCGCTTGGCTTCGTCCAGCTCTCTTGCCTGGCGGATCGCTGCCGCGAGGCTCCGGGCGAACTCGTCGAGCTGCGGAAGCGTGATCGACGTTTCGGCGAAGACGCTTGATCCCTCCGTGAGGGACAGCGCCAGGACCACGTCACCGCTTGACGTGGTGATCGCCTGGAAGCCGAAAGTGTCCTCGGGGTACTCGCCGGACCTGAACTCGTGCCGGGCCCCAACCTCAACCGTCTTACTCAAACGTGACCTCCCTGCGTCAAGTGAGTTACACAGAGGGCGCAAGAAAGGGCCCACCCGCTAGTGCGGGAGGCCCTGAATTCTTTTACTCGGCGTAGACGACAATCGTCGTGCCCGGTAGAAGCCCTCTGTCGGCCGCTGTCTCAGCGGCACAAGTAGAACAGTAGGGCACTCGTACGCCTGCGTCAATCGAGTTACGATAACTACTTTCCGCGAGGGTGCGGCTACCGGCTATGAAGATGAGGGTTGACCGTTCAAAGCTCCACTCCCACGCTTCCGCGCCGAGGTCAACGTGAAGCTGGTACTCACCGAGAAAGCGGCCTAGGGCTGCGCCCGAACCCACCCCGCATACGGCGCATTTCATTTCGCCCAATGCGGACACAACTACGTCCGCTTGCACCGCCGTCCCCGCCACTGACTGACTCCGTTCTCCGGACGCGGTCCGGCCGTACCGATGCGCTAACTTCCTGCCTGACCTGGAGCCCTGCCGGGTCGGCTGTCCGCCGTGGACCACACCCTAGGGCCTTACTTCAAAGCTGTACAAGGCACTTCGTTGACCCAAAATTTACCTACCGGCGCCCACAAAAAAGGGCACCCGCTCCACGCGGGCACCCTTACTTTTCGCTGACTTACTGGTTACAGCTGGTAATACTGATCCTTGGGCGTGTCCTGCCGCCTTTTGGCGTAGTACAGGAGCCCATGCTCCGGCGACGCCGGGTTGCCGGGGTCGGGACCAAGGTCCCGGTCAAGCATGACGACAGTGTCCGTGGCGTCCCGCTCCGCCTTCCAGTTCCGGAAGGTGACCAGGTTGCGGCCCTTCAGCTCCAGCTCTGCCGCCTCCTCGCGGCTGATCTCCTGCTCTTCGGCTACAGCCTCAACGCGGAGCGCCGCACGGAGACCCCTCGCAGCGGGCGAGTGAGCGGCCGGGCCGATGCCCTGCCAGGGCAGCACGCGAGTGCTGGCGGCACGCCCAGGGCCCCATCCGGCCAGCCGGGCGACACGTCTGATCGACTGAGGCTGCACACCGTATTTCTCGGCGAGTTCGGCCGTGGTCTTACCGGCCTCAAGCTGCGCCGCGATCTCGGCATTAGAAGCCTTGATCACTCGTTCGGTTCCCATGGCTACCGATGTCCCATCCAACCAATAGTCATGCCCCCTGCGGGCCGCGCGGGCCGGTTTGCCGACCGCATGGGGATTACTCTAAGCGATCCTATCTCCCTTGACAAGCGAGCCTAAATCTAAAGCGTTGCCTTACGCCGCAGGTCAAGGGGGTTATGCTCATTAAATCTATAAGGGTCCTGCGTTTACGGGGGGCAACTATTACACGCTGTAGCAAATAAACCAGCGGGCCGAGCGACTGGGTTCGTTGCACGTCAGAACTAATGAGTTCGAACGCGCGTTCTAGAACCAAGGACGCCCCGTCAATACCACGGAGCACCCCTCGAATCCGCTCAGTAAAGGATCGGCAAAACAGTGTGAGCAGACCATGAGAGGGTAGGGCACCGTGCCGGCCATGCGCTGTAAAGCGGCTAGCGCTCCCGGAACCCTTCGAGGAACCGGCGGAACACGCCGCCCTCGCGCGGCAGCGGCTTCAGGGGCGGCAGCGGCGCAGTCCGACGAGTCGCTATCGGCTGGTCATAGTCCGTGGTCAGAATCGCGTCGATGGTCTGCTGTTCGTCGAAGTCCTCGGAGCCCGGGAGCGTGGGGACGAAGCCCACCAATACCCCATCCCGAAGCACCTGCGCTTCTAGCGCGACGGTGTTGTCTGTATCCCACTCTGCTTGCCGACCATCGGGGAGCATCACGCGCACGCCGAACTGGTAGACGCTCACCTTCGCCATGTGTGCGTCCACGCCGCGTTCGCGGAGGGCATCCACGACGCGGCGGGCACGGTTCTCATCCATGGCGTCAGAATAATTGGTGTCGCTGAGACGGCCCTGAGGACACGCGCAGAGCCGCCTTAGAGCAGGTCAGCCGGTGTAGGTGAGGCTAAAGGTACACGGACCGTATGACGTAACTGGGCTGGAGAGGCCGGTTAGCCCATACGGGGCGTGTCCCACTCCGTTCTCCGCTTTAAAGCTCTCGGCCGGCACAGCGTCCAGGGACGTGATGAGGTCCGCGAACAGCTTCCCCGTGATGACGAGCGGCGGAACCAGCGGCACCCGGTAGATAGGGCTACCGCCTCCCCGCTCATTCAGAAGCGCCACCAGTTCGGGCCAGGTGCCGCGCTTCATCCAATCGAATTGCCAGCGTTGCACCTTCCGCCAAAACCCGTACTCCTCGGGGAGGTCACGCCAGGCGATGCCTGTGCGAAGCTTCAGCAGGATTCCGTTCACGACCAATCGCGGGTGCGACCCTCCCCGGAGATTGGGCATGCTTCCACACTGGGACAAGAACGCCTCGACCTCCGGCCACTCCTCCTCAGACACCTCTGCGGGGATAAGGCTTCCGGTCTTCAAGTGCCAGTCCACGGCTTCGCCCTTGTTCCCGCCGTTGTCCACCATCACCCGGTGATCCTGCGGGGTGACCTCGACGTCAAACATGGCGATGATCTCGGCCCGCTCGGGCCGCTCCATCGACAGCAGGCGGCCCGCAGCGCCAGACGCTAGGGCGCTGATGCGTTCAATCTGCCCGGTGGCCTGCTCATTCTGCTGAAGCCAGTGCTGAGCCTCAGCAAGCTGCGTCTCCATGTCCGCAAGCTCTTTCTTCAGCGTCTTGGTTGCGGCAGCCATAATCTCTGCATCGACGCCCTGTTTCACGTAGTCGATGACCTGCCGCTCAATAAGATCCTTCTGCTTCTTAACCTGCTTCATCAGGGACGCTTCGCGTTCCTGGTACTTCTCCCGGTTCCCGGGCAGCGCAGCTATCCAGTCTTGGGCGAGGGCGCGAAGCCGCTTGTCGTCGCCCAGGAGCTTGACGACCTGTTCCCACACGGCTTGCTCAACAGCGTCAGCGTCGAGCCGTCCGTCATTGCAGCGCTCTTCCTTGTTCTTCACGTAGAAGGCGAGCCCTCCTTGGCACACGTATCCACGCTTGTTGTAGCTTGCCCGCGCCATGTTGCCCACGTACACGTGGCCGCATGAGCCATGGATGCGCTTCGACAGCGGGTATTGCTCGTTCGGGCGCCGAGCGTTCTTCGGCTCCAGGCGCTTCATGGCTGCCCTGAGCGCCGTAACCCTCTCGGCCGGAAGCATCTGCGGGACGGGGATCTGTATCGACTCGCCGTAGACCGGCGTTCCGTCTTCCCACACCTTTGTCTTGTTCGCGCCGTACCCGGTGGTCTTGCGGTACGTCACGTAGCCGTCAAGGGCGGTGTGCCGCAGTCGCAGATGAAGGTTCGCCCCGTCCCATGGCCCGCCGGACCGATTGAAGAGGCCCAGCGAGTTCAGCGCCGTGGCCGTCTGGCCGTAGGTAAACCCCTCGTCCACCAGCAGGGAGACGGCCTCTTCCAAGACGGTGATCTCGGCAGCGCAGGGGCCAAGAGTCGATCCCCGCTGCCCCTTGCCCACGATCTCACAGCCATACGGCGCCGGACCGCCAGGCCAGCCCCCAAGGGCTACCTTAATCTCCTTGCCGCCCATGGTGCGCTCACGGATGCGCTGATACTCCATCTCGGCGAACTCGACATAGCGCATGAAGCGCTCCATGCCAAACGGCTCGCTGGTGTCAATGCGCTCATGAATCGAGATGAAGTGAACGCCGATGTCTTGCATTCGCCAAACCCACTGAAGGGATGCCCGGACGGTCCGGCCGATGCGGTCCACCTTGGGGACAACGATGCAGTTGACCTTTTTCGCGTGGGCGAGCGCTTCGACCTTTTCCATCTCGTCGCGGGTTTCGAGCGCACCGCTAACAGCCAGGTCATAGAACCGGCCGACCACGGCAGCCGTGGGGTTCTCGCGCTCCCACTGGTCGAACGAATGATCTTGATCTGCAACCCCGTAGCCGAGTACCTGATCCGCCGTAGACACCCGCCCGTATGCCGCCGCGCGAAGTTGCGCGTTGCGGAGGCCGGGGTCACGAAAACGAGTACCGTTCGTCATGTCAGTCCTTCCAGACTGGCCAGACCCCGGGGTGTTAGCGCACCGCCGGGGTCACCCATGTTCAGGCTCTTACGGCTGGTCCACGTCGAAGAGCAGCCCCAGGAGCCTGCGATATTTGGCGGAGTCGGGCTCCGCCGCACACGTCCAAGAGGTAACGTGCGGGCCGGACCGTGCGCCGTGTCGAAACCTAGCAGTGTTCTCATTGCCGTCGCTATCCACTGCTGTCGAGTTGATACGGCGCTGAATGGTCACCCGGATACCTCCAATCAGGCCCGCCACCTGCGGGAACAAGCTCAAGTGTAACCCATTTGACGCACGACGTGTCAAGGGAGATACGACAAAAGGCCCCCTGCCCGAAGGCAGGGGGCTACCCGTTTCCAGTAGGCCGGCCGAGCGCTTTACAGCGTTCCGCGGTTAGTGCTGAGGCGGCAGGACCGCCGGGCCCGAAGGCGTGGACACGGTCAGGCCCGACGTAGCCGCAGCCTTCATGACGTCCTGGATGGTCTTCTCCGCGTCCTTCACGGTGGCCTTCACGTCCTGGACGATGACCGGGCCGCCGCCCGGCGCCGGGGTGTGAAGGGCGATGTTCAGCAGATCGGCAGTCTTCTGAATCGGAACCACCCGGGACCGCAGAAGCGGCGCGGACGCCGCCGTGAGCAGAGCGGGAATGTAGGACCGCCAGTCATCCCCACCCGCGACAGCGGAGCCGATCGACACCAGGGCCGACAGGCCCTGAACTACCCAGACCGGCTCAGTAGCGGCCTTGAACTTGAACAGAGACAGGTTCATGCGTTCCCCCTTGGATTAGAACTTGCAGATCTCGGACTGAGTGAGAGGCCCGGCGACGCCGTCCGGACCGCCTACGCCCCCGGTCCAGAGCCAAGAGCGCAGCGACAGGAAGTAGCGGACGTTCGCGGTCGTGATAGAGCCGTACCAGCCCGTGACAGGCTGGCTGTAGCCGCGATCCGCTAGGCACTGCTGAATGCGCCGGACGTCGTCACCAGACGCGCCGTAGGACAGCACCCGCGTGTGCGCGGGACTGGTCGGCGGAGCCGATGCCGGAGGCTTGCTCACGGGAGCCGGAGGCTTCGGAGTGGTCGGCTTCGTCGGAGTCGGAGAGCCGGCCGGAGGCTTTACAGTCGGCCCCGCGGTTGCCGGGGCCGTGGCCGCAGGAACCTTGAGAACGTCTCCCGGCTGAATCGCGCTCGGGTGCTTCGCCTCGCCCGGGTTCGCTGCGAGCAGAGCCGACAGGGACACGCCCAGGACGGCCGCGATACCCCAGAGAGTGTCACCCTTCCGAACCGTGTAGGTCTTCGCCCCGCCAGCGGTCACGTTGCCCAGAGCGTCATATGCCGGGTAGCCGTAGCCCAGGATGTACGGCGCGCTTTCCGTGTGCCGGAACACGCCGAAGCGGCCCCCGCTGGGGTTCGTGGAGTTGCCCTCGATCGTGCCGATGGAGCCGTTCGGGTTGACCTTCTCGACCAGGCCGACGTGATCGGCCTCCCCGTCCCCATTCCAGTCGAAGAACACCACGGCCCCGACTCGGGGCTCAGAGCCCCACTGGCCCCGGCCCTTGAACCAGTTCACGTGAGCCGGGCAGTACGCGAACTTGCCGATGATGTCCGTAGCACCGGCAGTGCTACCGACCCAGGACACGAACATGTCGCACCACGACTCGGACGGCAGCCCGTACCAGTCGCTGTAAAGCGTGTCGCCGGCTGAATTCTCAGTGGTCCCGACCTGGCCCCGCGCCACGTTGAGAACAGTCTCAGTCGTCGTCATCAAACTCCCCCTTGTTTGAAACCAGCTCCGGAGCTACAGCCCGAAGCATCTTTGTGAGGCGGACAAGTTCGCCCTTGACTAGGGTCAGTTCGTCAGAAACGCGCTTGAACTCCTCGCGCATACTCGCCATGCCCGCCTCTAGACGGTCACCACGGGCCTTCTGGGCCTCCGCCTCTTCCCGCCACACCTCGATGGTGGAAACGTGCGCAGCGGCCTTCACACGGGCGCGGGCGCCCGAGCTGATGCCCAGGCCACCCGCGATGACTGCCACCGTTGAAATCACGGTCTCGTAAGACAAGACCCCCCCCCTTACATGATCGGTACATAGGTGAAGTCCGGGGAAAGCGTGATCTGAACCGTTGGCACGATCACGCCGCCCTGGGCTTGCGCCGTGACCTTCACCGATTCCACCCAACACATGTAGGCCCCATAGGGGCCGTCTCCCGGGGCGTTGTCGGGGAGGTCGAGGAACTGAACGTGCGAACCGATATCCACCAACAGCGCCGTGGCAGCCAGAGCGTTGTTGGCCACGGTGAACGTCGCCGAGTCGATTCGTGCAGTCGGTTGCAGATAGTTCGCCAGGAAGCCCCACGCATAGCCGCCGGTCGCGGCTGTGTAGTTCTGAACGGTCTGCGCCTGCTGATGCCACCCGTACTGAGACCACCCGGCAAAGCTGTTCCACGTGGTCGATCCGTCATCTCCGTTAAGCTGAACGGAAGTCCATGTCCGGTCGATGTCATTCACGTACAGCATTGCGCTATCCGGCCCGGTAGCCCCCGTGCAGTCGAACGAATACACGTCGTTCCCGGACTGCCGGAACGAACTGTCTTGGATCGACAAGGCGCCGTACCGATTGAACACGACCATGCCCATGGTCTGAGCGGCCTGCGTCTTGAACGCGTCAAGACCGGTCCCGCTGCTGAAGATCGGCACATCGGCGGGCGAGGATGCAGACCCGACCGTGAGCGGAAACGTCATGCCCGAAGCGGCCACAATCCAAGGCAGTTGGGTTTGCGTCGCGCTGATGACGCTGCCGTTGTTCACCGGAGTGTTGACGGCAAAGCCAACCGAGACAGAGAACAGGTTGACCCTGGTAGCCCAGTCCATACCGGTGTTGCCGTACATGGCCGGTGAATAGACCTCGCCACAGAACTGAGCCAGCGAAACCCCCGAAATCGGGTCGGTGAAATTTCGGTCACCGCCGATCGAGAACGCCGAAGAGTGGCCGTTGTACTGCTCGGCGACCGGGCCGAACGACTCGCCGCTAGACGAGACGACAGATATCCCGTTGTAGAAGACCTGCACCGAAGCCGTGGGCGACGCACCGCCCGAGGTGATGACCTCCATAGCCACGTGGCCACCACGGGTCATCAGGTTCGCCGGGGAACCCGGCGCGACGTTAGTCGAAGTGGCCTTACGGCCGTTCCACCCACACGACACCTGGCCAACCCCGCCGGACCCGATATACATGCTCAAGAAAGGCCCTGACCCACAGATCAGGTTGTCGCCGCCGTTCCAGACGTCGTTAGTCCCCGCGTTGTTGAACGGCCGGAACCAGAACTCGACCGAGCCCTTAGCCGGAAGCTTCCCGAATGAAAGCAAGTACTGGCATAGCGCCGTTTGGAAGTTGATGCCGCCGTTCCCCTGGGGAAGATAGCGCCCCGGAAGGCTGACGTTCGGAGCCTCGCTAATGAACATGTTGCTCACGGACGCGGTGTTAGCCGAGTAGACCTGAGCCGTACCCAATAGCTGATTGGGGGCGACATTCGCACAGTCGCCGTTTAGGTCGAGTTGCTGGCTGAGGTCCCAGGAGCCTATGCAGTTCCAGTCAGGTCGGAAGCCCAGCGACTGAGGCGCGCTTGACATCTGAGACTCGCCGAGAGCCCGCATCATGTCCGAGCACGACAGTTGCATCTGCGCAACCTGGTCGTACTCCGTGGTGCTCTCCCACTTGTCCGCCACGCCCACGAACACGGGCATGGTGGCGTCACCGGCCTGATAGGCCGGGATGGTCTGGCCGTTGGTCACATCGACGAGCTGAAGGTTCCTGAGGGCGGTTTGCCATCCAAACGTCGTGCCCGAGGACACGGTTTCGCTGGTGAAGACCGTGAGCAGAAATTCGGGCTGCGTGTAGGTCGTGGGGATCGTGAACGTCCACGAAACCGTCTTCCAAGACACGTCGCCCACGGTGATGTGCTGAGTCGGTACCGAGCCGTTGAAGTACGTCGAAGAACCCGGCTGAGAGTTCACGGTCGTGTTGATGCCGATGGTTACGCCTGTGCTGTTCGCAGCGAACCGCCAGCATGCAACCTGGCATTGGAAGGTGTACGTGTTCCCGGGCAGCAACATCCACGGGACCGAAATCCCGTTGCCTGATGGCCCATAGAGCGAGAGCCCTGAAACCGACGACGAGTTAGCGGCATACGTTGTCACGCCGCTCGACGGGTCAAACGAAAGGTTCGTCCCGCTCGCGAGAATCCACGTCCCGGTTTCGTTGTCATCCACTCCAGCGGGGATGCCGCTGTACGTCTGATAGCCGAGGTTCATACCCGGAGGCATCAAGTTCTGTCCGGTCGTGGCGAAGATCCGGACCCGCCGACGCGGCCGGATACGGCCGTAGAACGGTGAGACCGTGCGCAGAGAGAACGAGTCGAAGTAGAACGTCCCCGCGTTGCCGGTGACGACTTCAACGGCCGCTGTAAAGGCATTCGCCGGCGCGGTGACCCCACTGGTGAGGAGCCCCCACGGGAGTGGGTACGCGCTGCCCGTGGACTGCACGGGACGGAGCCCTGCCACGCCATGCCGGTAGTGGTCTGCGACTGTCTGAGGCGTCAGCGCGTGGCGGTACAGCGCCACATCGGCCATGCTGCCCTTGAACCAGCCCGTAGTCGGCTTAGCGACCCACGCACCCGACGGCGCAGAGGCGGAGAAGTCCACATAGCCGAGGACTGGGCGCGAAAGGCTCACGGTCCCCGTGCCGAACTGAACCCCGTCGAGGTAACAAGCACTGCCAGCAATCACCAGGTGATGCCAAAGGCCGTCGTTAACCGGGAATGTGCTCTTTGGCGGGCTCGCCATGTACCCGTTTTGCTGGCAGTACAGGTAGCCGTCCGTGCCGATGTAGGCCACAGGGAACAGCGCGCCGCCGGTCACCGGAGTGCCCGCGCTGCTGATGGTGTACTGCACGGGAGGGTTGTAGCCACCGCTAGCCATCAGCGCCGAAGGGGCATCGGCCAGAAGACCGCCCGGGGTGGTGGTGTTGAACCACAACTCGACCGAAGATACCCCGGCCGACGCGGCGTTGTTCACGACAGTCGCCAGGGGGATACCGCAAGGCTCCGCAACGGAAGACGTGCCATTGAACGCGCCTGCCGAAGCGGTGCCGCCAGCGGCCCACGAGGAGCCAGCGGCGCCAGCCGTCACGTTGTACGTGACCATCGGGTCCCGCCCCGCAGTCGGGGCACAGGAGTTGCCTCCGGCGTCGTTCATCCGGTGGTAGGCCACCGGCATCGATGCGCGGACGACGTCCGCGTACTGCTTCCATGTCGTGTCGTAGTCGGTGCCGTTGCCGAGGTCGTTCCCGGAAGAGTCGTAGAACCGGATTGCCATCTGAGCCTGAAGCGTCCCCGTGAGCGCCATCGACATTGCCGAGGCCCGGTACTGGAGTCCTGGAGTCACTGGGACAGTCGAAGTCCGGACGATGCGGTTTCCCGCCACCCCTGCGGACACAACGGCCTTGAGGCTGGCTGTCCACGACAGCGTGTGCGCGGATGCAGAACTCAGGGTCGTATTCGTTCCCCCCGTGAACCCCGTGCTGTGGCTGGTCCAACCGGTCGAGGTCCGAATGTTGTCGGGAAGCAGTTCCTTGCCGTAGGCGCGGCCCGGAGTGAACCGGCCGTCCGAGTTGTCGAGCGCGACGGTTGCGGTACCGGTCTGGATGTCGTCCAGCTCCGTCGAGCGGCCCCGCTGCGTATCCACCTGCGTCACGTAGCCGGACACGTCGCTGTACTTGACGTACTGGTCCGGAAGGTTCGCATCCCAGCCGATGTGAACACCAAGAGTTGTAGACATACAGAAGGGGCCCCGCGCATAGCGCGGAGCCCCGACCTCCCCCCGTTATTAGAAGGCCCCCGTAAGGCCTGTCTTGCCGCCGTTACGGCGGGCTATCTGGCGGATCTCGTCTCGGATCGACTGAGACATGGTGCGAGCGAAATCCCGCTCAGCCTGGATGCTCCCGGCCACGTTGATAGTGACGGGCACTGTAAAGCCTCCGGCCGGCTGAGCCGGGCCGCCGACTCCGGTAGAGGCCCACAGTTGACCGGCGTTCCTGGCGGCCGTTGCCGCCGCCGTGGTCGCGGTCTGCTGCTGCTGACGGAAGGCCGCTGTAAAGCGGTTGGCCGGCACAGTCACCATGCCCACCACTGCGTCATGGACTGCCTGTGTCTTGGCCGCGATTCCGTTGACGTAGCCCTGACCCGTGTGCCCGCCGACCTCCGTATACAGGCGCGAAGGGCTGTTGATGCCTAGGAAGGACTTCACCCCGTTATAGGCGCCCTTGACGACGCCCACGGCCGAATCCTTCACCTTCCCGGCCATATCCTCTATGCCCTTGATGAAGCCTTCCATCATGTGAAGGCCGGAGTCTTCGAGCCACGAACCAACGTCCGAAAGGACGCCCTTCACCCCGGTTGGCAGATCCGAGGTGAACCACGAATAGACCGCCTTCACGCCGGAGAGGAGGCCATTCTTCAGGCCGGTAAGCAGCTTCGTACCGGTGTCGATAAGCCACTGTCCGGCGTTCGCGAGAAGCCGACCCAGTTCGCCCGGCAAATCCTGGAACCACTTCAGGATATCCGCACCGATCCGCACGACATTGTCGCTCATAGACTTCATGGCGTTAGAAAGAAGCGAAGTCGCGTCATCCCAAAGCGTCTTCCAAATCGCTCCGGCAACCTGCTTCAGCCGCGTAAAACCGTAGGCTATATCCGAGCCGAAAGATTCGACCCGTGCGGCAATCCACTCGAAAGGCGCTTCGATGGCATCCATCAAAAGCTTTCCGCCCTCGACGAATATCTTCACAATCTTGCCGAAGATTACCGCCCGGAGAAGTCCAACAATGAAGTTGAAGACTCCAGAGACGATCTCGGCCAGTCCGTGCCAGATCTTCCCCCAGTCGCCGGTGAAAATCCCCTTCAGGAAATCGAGAAGTCCGAGCGCTACCTCGATCACGCCCTTAACCATCTGGAACACGCCGAGAAGGAATCCCTTAACCACGTCGATCAGCGGGCCGCCGAAAGTGTCAATCAGCCACTTGATCACCGGCGCCAGGAATCCGTAGAGCGAGGCCAGCGCGTCAAGGACCTGCGAGATCAGCGCCTCGAAATCCTTCATGAGCGGCTTCATCTGCTCGAACGCCCAATAAAGAAGTGGGACGACCTTCTTTTGGATGTAGTCGGCCAGCATTTGCAGAATCGGGCGGACCTTCGTCCAGATAAGTTCCATCTTCGGAATCACGACCGTAGAAACGAACTCGCCCCACTGCTTCAGCGCAGGGACAATTTCAGTCTTTACGAATCGGCCGACATCCCGCAGGATCGGAATCAGCATCCGGCCTATGTCGGATGCCACGCGAGCCACAAACGGAACTACCTGAGTGGCGAACATCTTCCCGAACTGAACAACCACCGGGATAACGTCCGACTTCACGAAGCGGCCTATCTCGCCGAGGGCCGGAAGCACCTCGCCGTGCACGACCTTGCCGACCTCAACAAGGCCCTTCGTGAAACCGCTTCCGCCATCCGGACCCTTCGCGGCCTTACCCGGATCGGAAAGCGCAGTCCAGATCTCTTGCCCGTACTTCGCCGCCTTCGACAGGTAGCCCGGAAGGGCCTCCACAAACGGGTCCAGGAAGTTTGCCAGCTTCGGGCCAACCTGCATATAGAAGTGCTGTGCGGCGGACTCCATGGTGGCACTGAGCATGTTGAACGTACCCGAGAGGCCCTTGCTCTTGGCCTGCGCAATCGCGCTCGCCTCGCCCGTCCGGTTCATCAGCTTGATGTACTGGTCAAGGCCTCCGCCGCCCTGCTTGATGGCGGCCATGATGGGCTCAACGCCACGGGCCCCGAATATCGCCTTAAGGTCCGGTGCGATCTTCTCAAGGCTATGGGTGTCCAGGCCCTTGCCGAACTTATCTTGCAACTGCTGGAAGATGTCTGACAGCGGCTTCATGTGGCCCTGAGCATCGAACGCCTGAAGGCCAATGGCCTTGATTGCGTCCTTGGCCTGCTTCGTCGGAGCCGACAGGTTCAGAAGCATCTGACGGAATGCCGTACCGGCCTGCGTGCCCTGAATACCCGCATTCGCGTACATGGCAGTAACGGCGGCCGTCGTCTGAAGGTCAATGCCGAAGTCATGCGCCGCGACGGATGTGTACTTCAGGCCATCGGCCATGTCCTGAAGCGTCTGCGTGCTCGTGTGAGTGGCATTCGTCAGGACGTCCGCAACCGTCGATGCGTCCGACGCCTTAAGGCCGAACGAGTCAAGGACCCGCGTCATCTCCTTAGCGGACTCGGAGTAATCCGTGTTCGTCGCCTTAGCCAGAGCCATAGTCGGCACGAGTTCCGCCATGCCGTCCTTAGACGACGCGCCCGCCTTAGTCAGCTCGTAAAGGGCCTGCGAGCCGTCACTAACGGTCTGGCCCATCTGCGCGAACTTTGGCGACAGCGAGTAGAGCTGAGACTCAAGCGACTTCATCTGATCGTTAGTCGAATGAGTGAAGGCCTGAATCGCGTTTAGGTTCTGCTCGTAGCCCGAGCCGAGATGGTAGATCTCGGCCGCTACCGCCCCGAGCGACGCCGCCGCGCCTACAGCGAAAAGGCCGATGCCCTTAGCGGCACCGCCCATAGACGACATGATCCCGCCGCCGTGAGTGTCCGCCTCGCTATGTGCTCGCTCAAGCCCGTGAGACAGCGACTCAAGCGCGCCGACCGCGCCGAGCGCGTCACCCGCGATGATGACGCGGAGAATCTTCTCACCAGCCGCCACGGTCTACCCCCGAATCCCGTAGCGCTTCCGCATACCCGAGAAACACCCGGTACTCGGACAGCGTTAGCCCCCGTATTTGTGCTGGGGTCCAGCCGTAGAAACGGGCCAGCAATGCCCATTCCTTAAGCCGGTCCAGCTTTAGCCGTTTCCCTCCGCGTCCGCCTCAGCGAACTTCAGATCGGAGATGCGGACATGCCGCGCGTCCTCCAGCGTGAAAGCCGGATTGTCACGACGCTTGACCAGGAAGACCAGCGCCTTGATGACCTTCGCCGAGAGCTGCGCCTCAGACAGGGGGCGGCCCTTCTCGTCAAACGTCCGATTGCCGTCCGCGTCGAGCACGGGACGCGACTTCAGCGCCTCAGTGAGCGCCTGGCCGGTGATCTCCTCGAAGTCTTCGAGGTCGCCAATGCTCAGGTCTTCGGGGTCAAGGCTCAGAACTTCAGACATAGGGGGACTCCTCTTGAAAGTAGGAAGCCCCGCCGACACTTGGCCGGCGGGGCGCTGTAAAGCGAACCGCGGTACTACTCCGCCAGGTCGTTGACCCGGAAGCCCGCTTCTCTCATGAGCCGCATCATGGAAGCCATGTAGATGCGCTCTACGTCCGCGCGCTGTTCGCGAATCGCGGGATACAGGAAGTAGCCGACGCCACTAGCGGGGCCGTCACCGGCCACCCACTGATTGCCGCGCCACGGCTTGAATTGGTTGTATCTCTTGGCGCCGAACTCGGCACCGAAGGCGAAGGCCATTCCCATGCCGAGCCGGACGGACGCCTGCCGTGTGGCCTTCGACGTCGCCAGCGACCCAGCAGCCTTATTCGCGACGCCACCAAGGCCGGACGCCTTCGACTTGGCCGCGTCCTTCACCATGTCGGCAGCCAACTTGTTTGTCTCCGAGACCTGCCCCACAACTTGCGGGGCCGTGGTCTTGACTTGCGCCAGGAATTCATACAGGCCCTCGACCTGGATTTTCTGGCTGAAGTCGTTGGAGTACCTACTAGTGAACTGGCTGCCCCGGCCCTGGCCAGCCTGGTACGGCACTTAGGGCGCCGCGTCCTTCGTGGTGTAAACCACGCTGATAGGCGGAAGCGTGCCGTCATCGAGAGCCAGGCCGGTGAACGAGATCTCGGGAATCTTCATGCCGTCCACGTGCGGAGCGCCGCCGTCGAAACGAGCATTCGGGATCGTGACCTGAAGCGCGCCGCCCTGCGGAGTCGCCCAGTTCATGACGATGGACGCTGTAGCCCCGGCGTTGGTCGTGGACGCAACCCGGTTGTACTGAGCGATCCCGTCAAACTCGCCCTTCATCTCCCAGTTGATCGCGCGAAGCTCCTGCTCAAGGGGCTCCTTCTTCACGCCGTTGTTGGCCATGAAGTACCGGTCAACCTTCAGCTTGTTGTCGCCCTTGACCATCACGTCATGCACGGCGAACTGCGTCCCCGCCACGGTGGCCGAACCACCGATGTACGTGAAGAGCTGCGCGCCGGTCGGGTAGGTCGGAGTAGACAGGGCAGTGGCGCCGGAACCCGCGCCGATCGTCTCCGTAGCGAAGTCGATATTCAGGGTCAGGCCCAGGATGCCGTCAACGGCGGACTGAAGCTCCCAGTTGTGGCACTTCCCGCCCATGTACGTGAACGGCGTCAGAGAGCCGTCCGTGCTGTACCGGCCAACCTGCCAGGTGGACGAGATCCCCAGGAGAGAACCGATGGTGAACGTCATCGGCGTGTAGCCACCGGTCACGATGCCGAGCGACACCGCGCCAAGCATGTTCTTGAGCAGGAGGCCGAACCCGGAGTCCAGGACTTCCAGCTTGATCGAGCCGTCCGCGCCCTTCGGGTTCGGGGCCCACCGGTCGGTCCGCAGCACGCGGGTACCGGCCCGCGCCGCCTTGGAGTCGATGCGGTTGTACTTGCCGGTGATGGATTCCGTCTCGAACTCGAAGAACCGGGACGCGGCAACGCCGGTCGCGTAGGTCGTCTCCGCCGACATGCCGAGGTAACTGTCATGAACTGTGTACGTGCCCATTACGCGGTCACCCCGCTAACCGGAGCAAGGACGGTCGCGGTCTGGTCCGGCGCAGCGGCCGGAGTCGGATCGGGAGCAGGCGCAGCCGGAGCCGGGTCCGCAACGGGAGCCGCCGGAGTCGGGTCCGGGGCGGGAGCGGGAGCCGGGGCCGGAACCGCGGCGGGAGCTGTAAAGCTCGCGGCCGGCGTAGGCGCCGTGGTGGTGGTGTCGGTCGTAGCGGTCGTAGCCGCCGGGGTCGAAGTCGCATCGACGAAGGTCTGAAGCAGAAGCGACGCCGCCAGCTCGTCAGAGACCAGGACCGGAACGCCCTTCGGAAACTCGGTGCCGTCCGGCGTCACGACGCCAGCCAGCGGGCCCGTGTAGAGGACCTGAGACAAGGTAAGAACCCCCCGTTAGTCGCGGGCTGTGACTTTGAGTTCGCCGTGCATTTGGCCAACCCAGCGGTCATCAGCGGGAAAAGAGAGCAGCCGCCCAGGGCTGTAGATGGATGTGACGACTCCGGAGAGCCCGAAGCCGGGGGATGCCTTGACGATGTCCTCGACAATCCCTGAGAGTTCAGCGGCCTGAGTTTCGGCGTCGAACGCCGTAGAGGCAGTAAGCATTACCTCTGAGATCAGGTCGATAGTGAACGTCTCTTCTTTGGACCTGTTCGTGGCCCAGCGTTCGTGATCCCAGTGGATTTGCCCGAGGAGAATCCAGCGCTGAGGCTGGTGTCTCGGGTCGGGCCCCCAGATGATCGGCACGTCCACCAGGCCGGCCGACTGCTGTAAAGCGGTCTGGATGGCAGCCTTGACGAGCAACGCGTTAGTGCTCATGCCACGACCACGCCCTTAGGCGCGATGGTGTATCGGGCCAGCACTGCGTCAACGTCAGGGATGCCGGTCTGCCAAACCCCAGACCCCGGGGTCGCCAGAGTGAACGATCCGCCCTCGGTCGCCACGAATGACGTTGCGCGGTCGGGGATGCCCGACGCGATAGCCGCGAGGATGAACCGGCCGCGCTGAATCGCAGCCCGATAAAGGTCGTTAGGGACCTGAGTAAACCCGTACTCGTATGTGATGACGCACAAACCGGGGCCGGGAGCCCCGGAGCCTATCGCCCCGCTCCAAAGCTCTTGCAGCGTTAGCGCCTGCATAGTCGGAAGCCCGTAGACCAGCCCGATAGGGTCAGTGGTCATGCCCGTTTGCGTAACGCCATCGACCGATGCGCTAACCACCTTCGTGAGGTCGGCATCGGGCAATAGGACATAGCCCGTGTTGTCGAGCGTTACCGTGTAGGTGTTGCCTCGCGGGATGAAGGAGCGTCCGCAGATGCGGGCGAACTCGTCCGTTACCGCATCCCTCGCCGCCGCCAGGGCGGCCGTAGGGAACTTAGTGGTGTTAGAGAACGCGGGGTCTGAAGCCCGCAGGTCAGGCAAAGCAAACAGGGTTGAGCCGACCACCTCAGCGGTGGTTGTCTGCGTTAGCGTCGCGCTAACCCAGCTAACGACTAACGGCCCGAGGGCGGTTAGCGGAGCCATGGGAAACGTGTAGATCCCCGTGCTCGGAGTCGATGCGGCACCCGACGCCACAACCACGCCAGCCGCGTTAGTAACTGTGACCGTGACCGCCCCGGCATCGATCGGGGTTTCGTCCGTCATAAACGTTGCGCTCAGTACTCCGGCATAGCCGCGAACGAGCCTCATAGGCACCCCCTCCGGGCATGAGAAAGCGGAGGACCCTAAGGCCCTCCCCTAACCCGCTAACGGCTTACTTGCCGACCAGAGTCTTCAGCGCACCCGTGGTGTCCGACAGGTTGCCGTCGCCGCGCCAAGTCACCTTGTACGACACCAGGTCGGAACCCCAACCGAACTCGAAAGACTTCTCGACCTGAACGCCGTTGACCTGGCGAACGAAGTAGGTGGAGAAGTCGCCGAAGATGACCGACTGATTGCCGGTCGCCACGGTCGGCATGTTGACGTCGGTCACAACCGGCTTGCCGAGAAGAATGTCCGGGGCGCCGGAGACCAAGCCGGGCTGCCAAAGGTACTGACCATAGGCGTCCTTGACGCCTCGCAGCTTGCCCACGGTCGCGTCATTCATCATGAACTTCGCGTTCCGCCGGTAGGCGTCAATCACGCTGTAGTAGAGCGCGATGATGTCGTCACCGGAGATGGCGCCGACAGTGCCCATGGTGGTACCGGCATTCGCCGCCACAGTGGCAGTCAGAACACCAGTCGGCACGCCGCCGGTACCGGAGCCGACGGTCAGGTCATGGGCGACCTGACGGCCCGCCATGATGCCCGCCTGCTGAGCGATGAACCCAGCAATGTCAATGCCGCTGTCCTGCACCATTTCCTTGGAGACCTGAACGATCACGCCATACTTTTTGGCATTCAGCGTGAAATTGTTGAATGCGGCGTCGGAAGTCGGGAACGGGCTGTTCTCCGCGACCGGCGCGACAGTCGGCCGACCGGTCAGGCGCGGGAAGGTCATCGGCTCGCCGCCGGAAGTGGTGATGATGGTCGGGCCTGCCTGCCACACGCCGATCTGCGGCAGCATGTAGTCCAGGACCCGCGCGACGAAGGTCGTCGGGATGGTGGCGCCAGCGTTCGCGGCGCTGCCGGTGGTCGCGACCCGCGACTCAAGCGCGGACCGAACCTCGTCACTGCCCGGCTTCATGTAGAGGTCCGAGCCGACCGTCAGCGTCTCGCCGTAGTTCAGGTTTCGGATCTCGTCCGACAGGGACACGCCCGCGTTCTGGCGCTGCTGATCGCCGTTGAACACGCCGGACTTGACGCCGAGCCGGGCCGCACGGTCCCGCAGCTCCGCCGCCTCAGCCTCCCGCTCGCCCTCCTCCACGATGGAGCGGGCCTCCGCGCCGAGGCGGTTCAGGTCCGTGTCCATTCGGTCGAGCTGGGTCCGCTGCTCCGCAGTCGGCTCCGCGCCGTCCGTCAGAGAATCCGTGATCGCCTTGCGCTGCTCGAAGATGTTCGCGCGCTGAGTCAGGATCTCTTCGGCCTGCTGTGCGTAACTCAAAACTGGTACCTCCCCCAAGGGGCCGCCGTTCGCGGCCAAACGAAAGAGGCCCACCCGTCAGGGGTGAGCCTCTGTATGTGTTTGGAGCTGGTGCCGTCAGGCACGGCCCCTAAGCCGGATCGCCCGAAGGGCAAGCCGAAGCGTTTCGTTGTCCTCCGGTGGGAGCGGATTCCACGCCCCCACCAGGTCACGCGCCGCAAGCGCGTCTCTCTCCTCATCCCAACCCAGTCGGCCGGCCGCGAGCTGTAAAGCACGCGCCGCGGTGACCCCTGACTCTGTGTCCTCGTACGCCGGGTACGTGACCGGCGAGACGTCGAGTAGGTCAAGGTCGATGAGGGTCCGGAGCCGCGAGCGGCCTTCCTTCTGCCAGTCGTCCTCACGGACACGGAAAGCAAAGGACGACTGCGTGACGTCGCCCCGCTTCATGGACTCCGCCAGGTCACGGGCATAGCTGGTGTCTGGCGCGTCCACTTCGTAGTGAAGGCCCGTGCTGTCCTCGGCCAGCTTCAGCGTGCCGGAGGCTGTACGCCCCAGGATCAGACCGGCGTCATGGTTGATAAGGGCCCTCACGTCTTGGCCCTCACCGAGGGCGCGGGTGAACGCGCCCGACCGAATGGTTTCCTTGAAGCCCCCGAGGTCGTGAGACCTGGTTCCGTACTTCGCGGCGTATCCGGTGAACGTCCACCCATCGCCCTTAGCGGCAATGTCGAACTGGGTCTCAACCGACCTGCGCTCAAGCAGGCTCATTCTCGCCACCACCCCCGTTAGGCTCCGGGGGAGGCGGGGGAACAACCATCGTTCCCCCATCGACCGCGTCCGGAAGCTTTTTCCAATCGTTCGTTGTCGGCAGATCCTCATCAATGCCGATGATGTTCGCCGGGCGGTACCACACATCGCCCTTGCCGTCAGGAATGGGCGACATGCCTTCCTCGGAGCGGACTTCATCCGGGCTCTTGATGCCGTAGCTGATCGCTTGCGCATGTGCCGCGTAGCGCTCGGAAAGCTTCGCCCTCAAGCGGGCATCCATGTTGAAACGCATGGTCTGAAAGCCCGGCAGAAGGAACGTCGATATGGCCTGCTCGATACGTGCGGCCCACGGGTGCAACGTGTCCTGAGCCATGGCGTAGTTCTGCTCTTCGACGCCACGGCCCCAAGAGGACGTGACCGCCGGGTCAACCCGATAGGCGGGCACCCGGTAGAACAACGCGATGTCGGCTTTCGTGAAGTTCCGGGTCTGAAGGAACTGGGATTGCTCGGGCGTGATGGTGATCGGGTGCCAAGAGGCGCCACCGGTCAGAACGCCCACGGCATGCGAGTTCGCTACGCCCTGGTGCTTCTTGACGAAGTCCTCTTTGAGGCGCCGAGCCTCTTCCGGGTTCGCCTTGCCCGGGTGCTGGATGATGCCGGACATGTAGGCGCCCTGGCTGAAGAACCGGGCCCCGAACTCCTCCGTCACCATCGAGATGCCGATTGCCTGACGGGCCGCCTCAAGCGGCGAAAGACCGGTGAGGTAGCCCGGCATCGACATTGCCGGGATATGGATGATCTCGGTCTGATCCATGGTGACGCCGTTCACGTCATACAGGACGTTGGTCGTTCCCTCCTCGGGGAAGGGATAGACCCAGCTCGGGTGAATGGGCCACACCTCGATGATGTCGCCCTTACCGTTCCGCAGGGTGAAGATGTAGGCGTTTCCGGCCACGAGAAGGGACATGACTACCCGCTGCCAGAAGTCGAACGGGGTCATCCGATAGTTCGGCTTTCGCAGCCACGCCGGGGCGCGAACCTTCTCCGTGGTGCCGTCCGGATAGTCCTTGAAGACGTCGATAGGCAGAGACGCGATAGCGTCCGTGATAAGTCCAACGCAGTAGTAGACGGCGCTAACCTGCATCGCCGTTTGCTCATTGACCTGCTTACCCGAGTAGACGGGATCATTCGCGAGGAAGGCATTGCGGACCCAGTCAACGGGGGGCTGACTGGCGAGCCAGCCAAGACCGCCCGTCCGGGCCTCGATGCGGGAGAAGATACTCAACGCTGCTCACCCGGCTTCGGGGACAGCGAGAAGCCCACCACGGCCACGAAAAGGCCCCCAAGAATCCACCCGAGGGGCCGGTAAACCTGCGCCAGACCGTAGGCCACTCCCAGGGCTCCCAGGCCCTCAACCAGCGTGGACACCACCTCAAGCACGATCGCGCGACGGCGCATCAGCCACCCCCTAGTCATCTTCGAGGCTGATGAAGCCCACTTCCGTGTCATCTTCGGTAAAAGCAACAAAAAGCGCGTTCAAGAGCGCCGAAATGCCGTCGATTTTGTCGCCAGATTTGGCCTTAGACGGCTTGAAAAGGCCGTCTCCCGTGTATTGGATTTCGACGTTGTCCGCCATCCAGCGGAGGACGGGGTTACCGCCGTGCCTAAGGACTCCCTCAGCCAAGAGGGTTTCCATCCACTTGCACGGGTCCGTCATGCGGGCAGACGTCTGAGGCGCCTTAACGCCCTCTAAGCCGCCGTCTTCCAGCTCCGTAACCAGGTTTGTCGCATTCCACGGGTCATAACCGAAGAGATCAATGCAGAAATCTTCGGCGTCCTTCTCGATTTCCGCCTGAACAACCCGATAATCCGTAACGTCCCCGTCAGTGATGGTGAGCCAGCCCATTTGCGCCCAGTACTCAAGCGTCGAACGCTGCACACCACGCGCCTTAAGCGCCTTCGACGGAATCCAGAAGCGGGGAAGAATCGTGAACCCCTCGGCGTCCTTGTCCTCCGGAGAGCCCGGGAACAGCAACACCCACGCCGTGAAGTCGGAAACGCTCGCCAGGTCGAGCCCGGCATAGCAGCAACGGCCCGCCAGGTGCTCACGCAGAACCGGGGTTTCCCCGTTGCGGTCCCACGTCTGCATATCGAGCCAGCGTTCGGCCTGAGAAGTCCACTGGTTCAGCCGGAACACGCGGAACGCGTTCTCAGCCGAAGGCTTGGACTCGGCTTCTACGGCTTCGGATCGGAGGTTTCCGATGGAGAGGAAATCTCCAAGAGCGGGATTGGCGTGGTACCAGCCGGTTGCGGGCTCTCCGGTCTCGGGATTGGCGGGGTGCCCTTCGTCTCGCCAGTCCCAATCCCTCGGTGTGTTTCGCATGAACACGAACCGGGCGGCGTCGGCGGCAGGATTGTTGAGGAGACCTTCCCCATATTCGTGTTCCTCCAATGCGAACCGCGCCGACGTGTACGCGGCGGTAGTAGTAGCAATGAGAATCGGCTGACGCCGGGTGCCGAACCCTTGGCGCATCGCGTCCCACAGGTGCCGGTCTTTCTGAGTCAAGACCTCATCGAAGAGGACCATGCTCGGGTTGGTGCCGAGAGCGCCGGAGGCATCTCCGGGCAGCACCGCATAGAAAGAGTTCGTGGCCGGGTCGATGATGCGCTTCTTAGAGGCGACGACTTCGAGACGCCGGGAAAGGACCGGGGACAGCTCGACCATGCGCTTAGCGACGTCGAAAACTAGCGACGCCTGGTCGCGGTCAGCCGCGACGGAATAGACCTCGGCGGACTCTTCCCCATCGCCTACAAGGCCATACAGGGCAAAGCCGGACGCCAATTCTGACTTGCCGTTCTTGCGGGCCATCTCAAGCCAGGCGACGCGGTACTGACGTACGTACTCGTCGTACTGCTCGTCATAGGCGAGCGTGCCGAACAAGGGCCGTACGATCTCGTCCCTCTGCCAGTCGGTCAGGAGGAAGGGTGTCCGTGCGTGCCTGCCCTTGGTGTGGACCAAGACGCGCTCGAAGAACGCGACGACTCGGTCAGCTGCGGCCTGGTCCCATATGAAGGTGCCGGATGCAGCGTTCGCCGGGGCGTGGGGGGCAAGGAGCATCTACACCCCCTCGCATCAGGCCGGCGGGACGCTGTAAAGCGCCCCGCGGTTTGGTCGACGGAGAGGGGAGGGGCGTCAGGCCGTAGCGAAGGCGCCCGGGGCGAAGCTCTTAGCCAGGTCTCGCCAGGAGACCGGGCCCGAAATGGGGGTGGCCGTTGCCGGGGCGTCCCCGGCGCATGACTTGCACAGGCCCGCAGTGATCACAGGACGCTGGCACTCGGGGCACTCATGCCGGGGAGCCTGCGGGGCCGCCACAGGGGCCACGGGAGCCGTTGCGGGCATTTTGTCTTCGAGGCGCTTCCGCAGCAGCCCGGCGGGGTGCTGCACCCGCTCCGGAAGGCCCGCCGTAAGCGCCAGCTTCACCAAGCGCTCGTCCGCGCCCCGCTCGAACCACGCCTCGACCAGCGGGGCCAGCTTGCGCAGATCCCGCACCGACAGGTGTAGCCGTGCGTCAGCCCGGCCGACCTCGGCGAGAAGGGTTTCCGATCGAGATATCTCACCCCCCGCCCGCCCCTCCGGGGCCGACTCGGTCAGAGCCGGGGCCGTCACGGGGGTAGGGAGGGGGGAGTTTTCTACCAAGTCTTCTATGGGGTTATCGACCGACGAACCGGCGACCGGGCCACCGACCGACACTGGAGTGTCGTTCGGCGCGACCTGGGGAGATGCGCCGTCGCGCATGTCGAAGACCACAACGTCAGTGGTGATCTGCCCCGCCTCACCGCGAACCCGCTTGCGAGCCAGGTAACCGCGCTCCTCAAGCTCCGTCATCGCAGCCGAAACGGCCTTGCGACCCTCCACCGACTTCTCAGACAGGCTCATGACCGTCTCAGAGCGGCCAGCCGGGAGCGACAGCAGGTAGGCCAGGATGCCCCGGGCCGTGAACGACAGGCCGTGATCACGCGCCGTCGCGTTCGGAACGATGGTGAAGAAACCTTGTTGCGGGGTACGCTGAATGCGCATGTGGAGTGCAGCTCCTCAAGCCAAGCCCCGGGGGTGTGTCCAGCACCCGCCGGGGTCTTCCGTGTCTTGAGGCATGATCTAACTCCCTTGACGCGTCATGCGTCAAGCAAGGTACAGACGCGAGCTTTACAGCGTCCGGCCGGCGCGGCTCTACACGCCGTGGTGCCGGTGCGCGTGATGGTGTCTCCGATGGCCGTGGCTCCCCTTGTGGTGGTGGTGTCGCCCCTTCGGGACGTGGTGGTGCTCGTGAACACCCTTATGCGGGTGATGGCGGCCAGCCACAACGTGGTGATGCTCGTGCACACCCTTGTGCGGGTGATGCCCGCCCGATGCGACGTGCCGGTGACCGTGGTTGCCCGCGTGCGCGTGGTGGCCGCCGCTGGCGGCATGGTGGTGAACATGCGCCCCGGGGCGCGGGTTGTGGTTGCCCTGATGCGGATGCCGATGCACCACCGACCCCGGCGAATGCGGGTAGTGAACATGGGACGGAGGCCGCACGCGGCGAACCCGCGCCACCCGGTGAACGCCGGGGACTCGCGGAACACGGGGAACCTTCGTTGCGACGTACCGAGGCATCTCTTGTCACCTCCAACCAGGCAAATTCGATCACAGAGCTTTGCTACGATCCGCCTATTGCTCAGCTGCCGATGAGGGGGTCCGCAATCAACGACGCCGCTGGGATCGCTTTGGTGACCTCGCCGATCTGGGGCACGGGCGTGGTCTGGTTCATTCTTTGGTTGGTCATTGAACTGGGCGACCGGAAGGACAGGCGGAAGCGCGCGCGACAGAGGCGCGGGCGCGGCCCCGATAGAGCTGCGGTGCGAACGGCTCAACAGACCTCCCGCTCCGAACCGATCAGGCACGGTGCACCCGCCCCACGAGAACCCAGGCTCGTGCGTCCGCCCCGCCAGATTTCGTGGACAGCCGTAAGCGCAATTGGCGGACTCCTCTCGGGCATCGCCGCGATGCTCGCCCTCTTCATCGGGAAGTAGGAGACCGGGGGGAGCAAGACTCAACCCCCGGCCTCAACCACCGTCCCCCGGCCGTACCCCCGCGCCGGCCGGAAGCTGTAAAGCGCTCCGCGGGCTACGCGGAGATGATTGCTGCGATGTCCAAGGCCCCCGAGTCCTGCTCGGGAATGGACAGGCGAGCCCGCGAAGCGGGCGTGAAGCCGAACTGACTCCCGAACTTGTTCATCAGGTCCGCCGAGTCCCGCGCGATCTGCGCGGCCGGATGCTTGACCATCTCGCCGTTGCGTCCGGTCGAAGTCGGCCCCTGCTCCGCGAGCTGACGTGAAGCGGAGACGTAAGAAGCCCATGCCTGGCAGTACACGACCAGCGCGGCCCGGTCCACCAAGGCAGTCAGGCCCAGCGCCGCCAGCTCCGGGACGACGCGCCGCCATTCCTCCAGGGCTTCCCCGTCCAGCCAGTCAGGCGGAATCGGTTCGCCCCTGGTGGGCTGGGGTTCGTGCTCAGGCAGCGGCCTCTTACCCGGATTACCGGTCAGGATTTTTAGGTGGGTCGGTTTCGGGAGAGGCCCCGGCATGAGATGTCACCCCCTCGGGCGGTTGTGCTTCCGGCTGTTGCACGAACGGCAGAGAACCTGAATGTTCGACATGTGGTCAGTCCCGCCGCGTGAACGCGGAATGATGTGATCAGCCGTGAGATCGAATACCGATCCACACTTGACGCAGAAAGGGTTAGCCGCTCTAGCGGCCTTACTGTTTAAGTTCCATGCAGCCGAGTAACGATCGGCTGCCCTGTGTTCCCAGCAGAAGGGTTGCCCTAACGGGACTAGCCGCCGACAGCGGCGGCACATCGACCGTGGCATGAGTTAACCCCCAAACGGCCGGAAGGCCGTTATCGGCCGGATGTTGAAGCACCCTCTATAAGAGCCAGCCTTAAGGGCTGGCTCCTTAGAGGCCGCCTTAGCGGCCGAAGGTTAAGAGATGCGAGCCCTCAGAGGCTCGTTACTGAAAGCTATGAGGTAGATACATAGGGCCCTGTCGGGCCTATGAGGTAAGTAGACCCCCCCTTACCCCCCATAGACATAGGGTCTGTCGTCTCGTCGAAGAGAGGACACTAGGCCGTGTGATCTGCATCACGCATGCCTGACCAGGGGATCTAACTCGCTTGACGCACGGCCCCAAGCCGTGCAATCCTCGAACCACGGCCCTCCCAGGGCCGGATGGTCATCGAAAGTGGCCCTCCAGTCCCGGGAGGGCCTTTTGGCGTCTCCATCACCAAAGTCGATCTAACTTGCGGCGAAAAAAATAAGCCTGCGCGGGTCTTGTGCAAAACGGACATTAGACTTATGACACCCCCATATGGGTAGTGTCTTCAATCCAGCGGCTATCATTGATTGAATCCGGGCATCTTGGATTAGCCAAAGTCGGACAGACTATGACATGGCGGCTTGGCTGTTGTCCGGCCGTCGCCCTGGTCGGCTCCGGGCGATGGGTGTATGGGTGTGGTCTAGTGACCCCCCGGGCCCATATGGCCCGTATGACCAGCTGCTTAGTCCAAGCCGGCCTCGACTGGATGGCTGATTGGTCTACCTGGTGAATGTGATGTGCGCCTCATTCGCAGTGACCCGTACCTCACTTGACGCACTGGTGACCTGGGGCCTAGACATGTGCCTTGCCAGCAAGACCGGCCGCACCGAGCCCACGGAGCGGCTGACACGACACATGGAAGGCACAAGCGCATGTCCTGGTATCACGCACTGTCGGTTCTCTTGCACGTCCTGGTCACACACCACGTGCATCACTGGCATTGGATGACGTACGGCTACGGGCACAAGTCAATGAATCGAGGTGTGGTCGTTCAGTTCGGGCACGGTCAGTGCATCGGGTATGAGACTGGCGGTCACGTCGGGTATTTCGGTAACGCCTTCGGTTTCAAGGGTGGCGATTGCTCGTGATTGCCTTGCTGTTGGCCCTGATAGCCGCTGTGAGCGGCGGCCACGTCCAGACGTACAGCAACCCGGGACAGGCCGGTGTGGTCGTCCAGACGGACGCCACGCACTGTGTTGGATTCGAGTACCGGGGCGAGATCGGATTCTTCGGCAATATCGGCGGTTTCATGGGTGGGGATTGCTCATGAGCGGCTACGGATTCGAGTGGAAGCCGTTCGGGCCGAACCGGTGGGACCTGGTCCACCCGTTTGCCCATAGCGCGGCAAAGGTCGTTCGTGAGCACGACGGTCGGATTTCCGCGTGGGTGGATGAGGAGTTCATAGGCGTGGGATTCGCCACGTTCGATAACGCGAAGGATGCCGCTTGGGAGTACATCACGGGTGATGCTGAGTGACCGGCGGTATGGTCGAGATTCCGGCCGCCGTAGACCGCCTATCCGAGATAGCCGTTTCCCAGGGCTACAAAGTCACGGTGGAGTACACCCCGGGCCGGAGGGCCGGAAGCGTCACCACGTGGGTTCGGGTGATCTGGGTTCCGGCGGATAGGTGGCAGGACACGCCGGACGCGGTCCGGGCGCGCATGCGCCATCCGTACCCGGAGAGCGTGCGAGACGTGATACGCCTGTCTCACTGGCTAGGTATGTTCGGAGTGGATTTCTCGGAGCTGTAGGCGCGCTGTAAAGCGCGTGTAGACCCACCTCTTAACCGGGGTGGGTCTCTCTGCGTTTCTGGCAGGATGGCGGCATGACTGACTACGCCGTGACGGCCGTGTGGGACATGGACGCGGAGGGTGCCCCGCCCCCGGAAGACCTCGGCAGGGGTCTTGCTACGTCTGCCTCTTATGGGCGGCTGGTTACTACTGTCTACGTGTCTGCGGATGACGTCCAGGAGGCGACGGCGGAGGCTTTCGAACGGTGGCCCGGAGTCCTGGCGTGGGACAAGCGAATCATTGCCATGGCGGTTGAAGTCGCTTCGCCGACACCTCACTTCGTTTTCGGCGCGATGGGCTGCTAGATAGAACAACCCCGGGAAGGCCTCTCACAGCCCCGTGAGGGGCCTTTCTCATATCCCGGGTATCCCGGCAGGCAACCCCAGGCCGGCCGGGGCTTAGAATCGCTCTCCGGCCGTTTCTCTCCGCAGGTGTGCCAGGGCACGAAAAAGGGCCCTCCGAAGAGGGCCCTTTCGTTGCGCGCTATGGGGTTGTGGTTTTCCGGGGACGGCCCCGGCGTGGTGCCGGTTGACGGGCTCTGATCTCTTCCGCTTCCTTGAGCGCTCGCGCTTCCGCGTACCGGGCCGCTTGCTCGCGGGCCCGCTCTTGAGCCGTAATCCGCTCCGCGTCCTTGACCTTTGCTCGGGTCGCATAGAACCCCAGGGCCACAACGGCGAGGAACGCCACCCACGCCATTACGCAGCCGCCTTAGCGTGCGCCGGACGCCGGACGGCCGGAATCGCGATGCTGTCCCGCAGGATGCGGCCGTTCACCGGACGGCGGGTGTCCGGATACCACTGCACACCCCGGAAGCCTTCGTAGGACGGGTTCCACGTCATGCCCGCCACGCTGAATTCTCGACCCATGCGCTCAGTGGCGGTCCGGAGGGCCAGGCGGACCGACTCCGGCGTCTGATCCGCGAGAGCAACGCAGAACGCAGGCAACGGGTGCGGGCAACGCGTCGCGTCGTCTATGTAGACGCTCACGCGCGCTTCGTGAGCCGCCTGCCCGATGGTGGTGAAGTTCGCGTAGATGAATCCGAACCGGGTCTCATACTCGCCCATGGTCCGCCTTCCGTGCTTCGGGGTCGCGGCCTTAACCGGCTCCGCCTTAGACGCCTCCACCTTTGCCCGCTTAGCGGCAAAGGCCTCAACGCTTTCATAAATGAAGCCGTAGAACTCCGCGTCGTATTCGATGCCAGCGGGAATCGGGCCCTCAAAAGCCTTGTGCGAGCAACCAATGAAGATGGTCATCCACTGGCCACCCTCCCAGGGGTAAACCTCAACGGTGACCCGGTCGTTTCCGACATACAACGGGCGAGCGTCGCGGAGCGAGGTCGCGCCCTTAGCGTTCGGGCGATAGCTGCCGTTGTGGATGCTCACGGTCTTGCCTCTCGGTTAGTGCGGATGGTGTCTTGCTGGCAGGCCAGATCTTGCCAGGCTTTAAAGCGTGCGTCAAGGGAGTTATGCTGAGGACGCAAGCAAGGGGTTAGGCCAGCGGCCTAACCCCTTGCTTGCTCTTAGCGGCTGAACGCGTAGCCGGTGGCGTCCACGTGCCTGTTAGTGCCGTCCGCATCGTGTCCGGCCGTCAGGACGCACCACCCGCCGCACAACTCGACGCCTTCCGGGTCCGTCGCGGGCCCCCACTCGGGATGCTCCGGCCCCCAAAGCGGACCCCGGCCCGTCACCCAATCGCGATTATCCGGGTTGCTTCCCCGCTGGCACTGCTCTTGCTCACAGACGACCCGGCGGTAAGGGCCGTCACAGTCGAAGTCGATCGCACACGGGCGAGCCTGGCAGTACCAACACGCGGGAACCCACCACGTGCTCACGTGCCGCTCAACCTTGAGCCGGTAGCCCTTGGGAGTCAGCGCCTCCGCCATCGTTTCGCGAATCTCGCGGAGCTCGTATGGCCGGAGCTGATTCCGGCCGAACATCTCGTGACCGTCCGGCGCGATAAGCACAGTCGAGTAATCCACGCGGACGTCAAGCACCATCTTGGGAGCGTCGTAGTTCCAAGACTTCATGGCTAACCCCTTCTCTGCTTAGGCGGTAACGGTGTCGGTCATTGCAGCGTCGATGTCTTGGAACAGGGAAGCCAATTGTTCGGCCAGGTCCCACATGTACAGAGCCTCTTCGGAGTGCCGTTCCTCATCGGCGAGAGTTGCCGGGTACGGCTCCAAGTAGTACTCCGAAAGCGTCTTTCGCATCTTGGCGAGCGCGTCAGCAGTGGGAGCGGGAAGAGTCGGAGCCTTAGGCTTAGCGGCCTTTTTGGCCACGGCCTTAACGGCGGTGGTGACCGCGACGCCGAGCGCAGGCAGGAACCCACGGGCCCGCGACCACTCGCGGCGCTTCTCAAGCCGTGCCGGTTCCTGCCCGAACCCATACCAGGGGTCACCCTGCCAGGGCCCGACGTTGAACAGCCGCTCATACAGCACCTCCGCGTACTGCGGAGACGAGAGGGGCGTACCGCATGCGCAGATAGGCATTCCGAGGTCAAGGTTTTTCGCCGTGGCGCGTGCGATGAAACCGCATGTGGGGTTGACGCACTCAAGCTTGAGCATTGACGTGCCTTGCTTCGGGCGGCCGGAATGAGCCTTCCCGCCGCCGCTCTCGCCGGTCGAAGAGTTCCCGTCAGGCTTCACCGGGTCAGTCTTCGGACGGCGCTTGAGAGCCATGATGCGAGTAGCCGAATGCGGGAACGGCCCCAGGGTGGCCGCGACCATGCGAAGAAAACACTTCAGCTCATCGCTGGCCGGTGTGGATGTCATCGGCGACAGGAACCCAAATGCCAGCGCGTCCCGCTTGAATCCGGGGCCGTGCCCATCCTGGCAGTCCGACGCGGCATGAATCAGCTCATGTGCGAGGGTTTCCAGCACGTCAGCGGGGTTATCCCACTCCGGCGAGATGAATATCTCGTTCACGTTGCCGGATGACGCGAGGCGCACATAGCAGCACCCCATCACTTTCGCCGATTCCGGGCCGCCGCCAGGCTTGAAACCCACGCTGATATGCACGTCGGTCGGAACGCTGACCCCGGCGCGCTCAAAGCGCTTCTGCATGAGCTTGCGTGCCGCGTGTAGCCAGGCCTCACGAGTCTTGTAAGCGCTAGGCATGTGCATTCCCTTTCGGTCGTTCCGATGTTCGGTGTCTTGCTGGCGAGGCAAGACGATGCACGACCGCTGTAAAGCGTGTCAAGGGAGGTATGAAAACAGGGTTTGACCTGGCCGAACGCGGGTGGAATGCTGGTCAGACGCGGTAGAACGACGGCCCGAAAAGGGCCGTGTAAGGACTGCCCGAAATTGCTTTCCGCCGACCCTACAAAGGCACTCCTATGCCTCTAAACAGACATCTCGAGACATCACCGGGAATTGTCGGGCAAACATGTGGGGATCTGCGCCAACCGGGCCGAGGGGCAGTTTGTAGCCCTCGTGCGTGCCCGCCGAGGTTGCAGCCAAGCACAAAATTTTTGCAAGTAGGGTCATCGACCAGCGACCCACGGCCGACGTGGTCATTTTCGGGCCCCGCCCCGGACGGGCTCCGGCTGCCGGTCGGCAGACTCGAAAATCCACCGCGTACGACCTTCACGTAACCGAGCTGGCGCACGCGCAAGCCGTGCCGGCCGCGAGCTGTAAAGCAGGCGCCGCGTTCGTCGACGAAGTCCGGTCGCCTAGGCCGGCGAGGAGCTGTAAAGCAGCCCGCGGAGCTGAACCCCCAGGACACAGCGCTAGTGGCGTGCAGATGGTTGGCCGGTGGGCGCCTCGAAGGGAACGGCGTCACGGTCGCCAAGTCGCGCCCCACAACGCGGAGCGCCACGAGGACCAGGCTCCGCTAGAAGGCGGCCCCGAAAGCGGCCCGCAAAACGGCCCCGAAAATGGACTCAGGAACGGCCTCAAGAATGGGCACGGAAACACGGCCCTGAATCTGAACCCTGAATCAGTCCGCAAATCGCGACCCATGAAGCGGACTCGATGGGTCCCCCTTGGGGCCCCGCCGGGAATCGTGGCATAACTCCATTGACGCATCTGCATCAAGGGAGATACGGTGGCGGAGCCAGCACACCACCACCCCCGGGAGGTTAGGCAGTGGGATACACGCTCGACGCGGCCTTGCAGTCCATCACCCAGTACTCGCAGTACCCGGAACACATGGTCGCTGTGATGCGCCTTCAGTCCATCTCCGAGGACAACCCGGAAGGACTCCGCTCCGCGTCGGCTCGTATCCGTGAGGCTTTCTACGTCTACGACCATGGTTACAACTACGGAAAGGCAGCCTGACCGAATGGGCACGCTGATAGAAGACGCCTTTAACGAAGTCGTGCGCCTGTTCCTCGACAACATCGAGCTTCACACCATCGTGGACAACATGGTGACCGAGTGGGCCGTCATCGTCGAAGGCGGCGAAGTGATCGGCGTCTACAGCGCCGAGGTGCTAGCCGTCCTGGACCTTGCCTACTTCGACGAGCAACACCCGGACGTCCCCGCGTGGATCGTCTCGCGGCAGATCGGCCCGTGGGTCAAGTCCTGACCCCTCCCCAATCCATCGGGGCCACCCTTCGGGGTGGCCCTTCGTGTTGAAAGAAGGTGCTGAGTGCGGGACCTGCCCCCGTGGGCGTACTTCCTCGTTGTCTGGGTTTTCTGGTTCGTCGCGATTCTCTGCGCAGAGGTCGGGATGCTGCTCCTCGGCGCGGTGTTCCTCAAGGGCGCCGGATGATGGGCGACTATGACGACCTCGGAGAGTACGAGGTAGAGGACGACCGAGCCCCCTACCAGTGCACGGAGTGCGGTCACTGGACCGAACACGGGTTGATGTCGGAGCTGGACGACGAGTTCGTGTGCGATGAGTGCGCCCTCGACTTCCCCCATCGCTACGGGAGCGACTGCGAATGACCCCCTGAGGCCCCGCTCCGGCGGGGCCTTCTGCATCCCCGATGAGGAGAACGACTCTGAGCGAACCCGTAGCGGCCTGGACCATGGACGCGGACACGCTTGTTCGCGTCGCCGGGAACATCGGCCACGTTCACAAGAAGAACCCCACCATCCGGTCCGTGATGATGACCCTCACGCCGGACAACGTGCTGACGATCCTGGGCGGCGACCCATACGCAGCAGCGTTCGACTCGGCACCGATTCAGCCGGCCGGAGGCTTTACAGCAACCCGCGGTGCCGTCACCGAGATTGAGATCCCCCGCGAAGGGCTCGACACCATCACGTCGTTCTGTCGGCAGCACCCGAAGCAAGACGTCATGCTGTCCTGGTTCCCGGGTGACGGTCTGGTGCTGCAAGCCGGGGCGGCCCGCGAGTCCGTAGAGGACGCGGCGGGGATGACGTCTCCGGCTGCCTGGCGCGGCCTGCGCGAACTGTTCGAGCGCTATGAGGACCCGTCGAGCGTGTTTCTGCTGGACATGGGCCTAGCGAGCCGGTTCCGGCTGGTGAAGTCGGACAAGAACGAGCGGAAGGCAGATTGGATGATCCGCGACCCCGAGGAACCCATACTCGTCAAGTACGGGCCGACATTTCGGGGTCTGATTGTGCCGATTAAGCGTGAACGCCACGCGGAGGCCGTTGGGCAAGAAGGCCTGTGGTAACTGCTCTAGCTTAGCTTGTTTCCTCCGGTTCGGCGCCCTCGGCACCTGGCTCCCGTTTTGCAATTCTATGAATCGGCATAATTAACGCAAATCCGATCGCAACGAATATTTGGACCTCTCGTGGCGAATGCGGCAATGGTGAATCGGCGAAGAGATAGACAGTCCATCCAAGTGCCCCAAAGCCGATGACCCCCAAAAAGAGGAAATATGACGGACGGAGAAACTCTGGAAAACTTGGTGGTTTACTTACCAACCATTCAAAGAGGACTGCTGCCAGCGCCGTTATATTAAACAAGAAGAGGTCACCATTACGCACCGATTCACCCCAACCGTGCTTTATTACAAGCGCGTAATATGGCACTGCAACGATGAACACCAACCACAAGACTTCACGAAGCAGATCCGGCATTTTGGCCGACTTTCGGCGGAGCTTGTCATTGAGGGTTGCGATATCGTTCCCGCCAGCTGTAGCCACTGGTCCTCCTTGACGTAGGCGATCGCTTCACGATGCAACGACCAACGCCAACCTGCACTCCGGCCCGCTGACGTAGCGGCTGGTGGGGTTCATTCATGCGACCGTGCGGGCGACGCCTCCACACATGCAAAACCCACGTCGTCCCCCGAACGGCTGCCTTTGTGGCAGCCTCGGGCGGCCTTCCAAGTGGCGCGAGAACAATCAACAGGGTGGGATAATATCCATGTGCGCAGCCCCGACCATAGGACCTGGTGAACCAGCGCCCGCTCCTGACCCGCCCAAGTACCCCGCGCTAGACGTGGTTCGACAAGCAATAGCTATGCGCGTCAAGGCCCAGGAAAAATATACGCGGGCAATCGATGCCAAAGCTGGTTTACTGCTTGGTTTCGATGGCCTTGTGGTTGGCTTTATTGCGCAAGCCGCTGACCCCGGAAATCTTGCGTTGGCGGCCCAAGCAGCAGCGGCCCTGTCCGGTTTAATTGCTGCGGTAGTGTTGTTCTTTCTTCGTGGGTCTAGAGTGACTGAAGGGCCCCGTGAGCTGCGTGACCTGGCTGATAAAGATCCAGATGATGCACTGTTGTTGATCATCGATACCACCGTTGGGGCCTACCAACTCGATGAGCTGGATGTCGGGCTCAAGAGCCTGCTTCTAGGATGGTCCGCCCTCTTTCTGTCGGTAGGACTAGGCTTGCTCGTGTCGGTGACCGCACTTAAGCTGTGAGTACCAAACGCCCACGTAGGAGCACCCCATGGCCAAACTCCCGCCGTTCGAGCCGAACCCGGATCTCCTCATAAGCTCCAGGGGCAGCAAGCGGCACCTCAAGCGAGCCAGAAGCAAGCTGACGAAGATCCTTGAAGCCGAAAGAGCCGAGGACGCGGCCGACCAGGACACAGCCACGAAGATGACAGCGACAAAGTAGCTTCTGTCTGACCGCTGGCAGCGCCACAGACGAACCGCGGGGAGCTGTAAAGCTCCCCGCCGGCATGACGAAGGGCCAGCCCGAAGGCTGGCCCTTAACGCGCGCCTTCAGCGGCCGGGGTTCGCAGCCTGGTAGCGCTGCATGAGGTCCGTGGGGATACGGCCTCGGTCGCTGATCTCGACGCCCTGACCGCGCAGCCACTCACGGATGTGCTTCGTGTCCCGGCGTACAGGGCCGGTGCCGTACTTACGGCGCCCCGGACCTGCATCGCTCGCCCGTACCGGGGTGGCTGCCGCCACGTACTTTTCCAGCACCTTCCTGAGCGCCTTTTCGTTCTTCGACCCGAGGTCGATCTCATACGACTTGCCGTCAAGACCAAACTTCACGGTGCTGGCGCCCTCGGTGCCGTCCAAGTCGTCGTTGAAAACCTCAATAACCCGCTTGGCCACTGGTCCAACCATTCTGTAGAAAGCCTGTCGTCGGTGATGATGCCCGACGCGCGCACATCCAAGCAACCCGAATCATCCATCCAACCGGCTTTAAAGCACCTGGCCGGCACAGAGTGAGAGCACGAAAAACCCCCGGAGCCGTAGCCCCGGGGGTTCTCTGTCTCTCAGGCAGCCAGTTGCAGAAGAGGCGCAATCACGCCCCGCTCTATCGCCCGGTCCCTGACCGCGTTCGGGATGCGGGCCCGGTCCGATGGCTCCGGCAAACCCTCCGCCTCCCAGCTCTCGCCCCACCACCTCCGCACCTTCGGCACGTCGTAGCCCGAGGAGGACTTGCGGGCCTTCCCCTTCGGGGCCTTCTTCACGCGCGGCCGGGCTGCGTTGACGTACCGCGCCATCATCAGCCGGAACTCAAGAGCGTTGGCCTCCGAGAGGTCAATCTCAAGGTCCATGCCGTCGAAGGCGAACGGAATGGTCTCCGTCGCGTCCTGCGTGTTGTCCAAGTCGTCAGCCACCCGTCGAATCACGATTTCCACTAGTTCAGCGCCTCTCAGATCTGGGTCTTGCCTTGAGCGTGATGAAGCTTCATCCAGTAGGCGCGGGTATTAGGGTGCGTCGCCTGGTTGGCCATGGCCATGAAGTCAGCGGCCCCGCGAAGGGCGGGAGCTGCGGGCCCCGGAAACTGGCTCGCCGAAGGGCTCGTTACCTCCGGTTCCGGTATCGCAGGCGCGGGCATTGGCTCCGCCTGCGGGGGCTCCTTAGCCCACTCGTCTTGCATCTCTTCCACCGTGTTCGGGATGACCGGCGCGACAGGAGCCTGAGGCTCCCCCGGGACTTCCTCATCCCGATTCTGCATCTGCACCACCCACGCCGCGTAGACCGCGAAGGCCAAGAACCCCTCCGTGATCCATGGGAGATAGCCGCTCAGGCTGCCCCGGATACCGGCCGCCTTGCTTACCGTGGTCCAGGCGTCATACGAGACCCGGAACGCAGCCGCTGAGATCCCGAGAACTCCCAGGCGGGCAAGGAACCCGTGGAGCTTTGCGGGGCGTCGCTTCCCCTCGAACGTGAGGACCAGGAGGTGAATGCTCGCAGCGGTGATCAGCGTTGGCAGCGCCGATATGACCCCGGCCTCAATCGGGTACAGCTTCAGCGGCTTGCCGTGAGCCGCACCGTGCCGCACGTTCACGTACACACCGGCCGCGAGCAGCGTGAACACCAACGCGACCGGGTACCGCGCGACCGACTTCTTCTTGTCCTTCGGGGATTTCTTCACTTTTCCCCCTCCGCCTTCCGGGCCGTCTTCCGCATCCGGCGGAACTCCCGATCAGACTTTCCGGAGGTCTTACGCTCGCCCTTGCTGAACGACTTAGACATGCTGGCAACCGTCCGTTTCCATGCCCCCTCGGGCATGGCAAAACGATAAGACCTCCACCCACCTTGCGTCAAGCGAGTTATAGATAATTCCGAACCCGCAGGTGAAAAGCAAAACCCCCGCCACTAGGGCGGGGGCTCTGCGCTTCCTCAACTCGATTGCCAGCAAGTCACAACACACCTCGAAAGGAAAGCGTTGAACGAGGAAGCAGGGATCAGCATAGCGCGTGTGGGGTACGGCTCACACGCGCGCTTTACAGCGCTTGGCCGGCGTCAGGAGACCGGTCGGCGTCGCCACTCTCCGGCCACGTCACGCGGACGCCGGGGACGTTCTGATCAACCGGGAACGTGGTGACCACAGTGAGGCCGTTCACAGCCGCAGCGCGAACGCGGATGCCGATCTCGGCGTCTTGGACTTCGACCGCCGGATAGGTCTCGCCGTTCACCACAAGCTCTGTGTCCTGGAAGTCGTGCCGGTGGCGCTGGTACCGCTCTCGGACTTCGGGGTCAGTGGCTCGGGGATGGTTGACGAGCGCGAACAGGAGAGTTGAACCGACCGCCGTGCGCAGGCGCGTGGCCCCCGGGAACTTGTAGTCGGGGATGAAGGCGCTACCTGTACCGGCGGGGACGCCCACAAGCGCCGCAACGGGGGCGGCGGGTTCTTCGCTCATGGACAGTTCGCCTTCCGTGGGAATTGGTTCTCTTCGAGGAAGACGCTGTGAGTGCTCTGGAAGTCTTTCCCGTGGGCGTCACGTCCGGCCGCGTCGTACACGACCACCCAGTACGCATCTTGGCACGGAGCCGAGATCGGTTGCGTCGCGTTCTCGCTGTAGATCGGGATGAGAGTCGCTGTCGTCCACTTCAGGTGGGGAAGTTCGCCGGTCCCGTACTGGAGCGTCAAAGACCCGCTGTACTCCTCGGGCTGGTCGGCGCACGGCCCGACCGTGAGGGTTGCTGAGACCTTGTGACCTACTGTGATCGGCGACAGGTGGGCGTTGCACGGGTCGTGTCCCTCGTCCGGTGGCTCGCTCGGCTCGTCGGCCGTCTCCTCGGCTGAACTGTGCTCCTCGCTCGGAGCGGACTGTTCGCCACCCGCCCCCACCGCAGGCGCGGATGTGCCTCCGTCGCCGCCACTCCCGCATCCGCCGGACGCTCCGCTCGTGCTGACGATGACCAGTCCGGCAAGGATCAGCGTCGCGATTACTTTCCTGTTCATGTGCTCTCCCTTGCTCGGAGGGACATGCATGACTAGCGGGCTGTCAGGCCGCCGTGGCGCGGTTCGTAGACGGGCCGTGCAGCGCGTATCGCATCCCACGTGATCGGCTCTTCCTGGCGGTAAAGGGCCGCGTGACGCGTGTCCGACGACTCCGACGTGCGGCGCGAGGGCAGTGCGTCACAGATCCAGTCGTCAGGATTCGGCGGCGGTTCGTAAACCACGGCTCTACTTCTTGTTCTCGTTGCGGATGTTCGCCTTGTTCACGATCGCCTGACTGCCCTCCGGGTCTCCATCGACGTAGGTCTGCCGCATCTGCTCCTGCTCCTCGGGGGTCAGGCGCGTTGCAAGGTAGGCGTCCAACTGCGGAATCCCGCTGATGTTCGGCGGGTCGTTCTTCTCGCTCAACGGGCTTCGTTCCTTCGGGGGTGGTTGTGGAACACCCGCCCGCCCGCGCCACGGGGGGAAGTCACGAGCAGGCGGGTGGTTCAAAAGGCCGCGGCTTGCTTTACAGCTCGCGGCCGGCGTCGGCGCCGACCCTTCGGCGCGGCGGCCGGACCTGTACCGCTTCGTTGACCCTGCGGTACTCGTTCGGTATCTCGGCGAACTCCAGCCGGATCAGATTCCGTGAGAGACGGTGCGTCTTGGCATCAGCGGACAGGGTGCACCAGCGACCAAGGCGGCCTATGTAGACGCGTTGACCGGCCTTAAGGTCCTGCGCTCTCGCGGTTGCTGCCGTCCCGCTCATGGCCGCTGGCCCTGGGCCACGGGCTCACGGACCGGCTCCCTCCGCGCGAGGTAAACAGGCGTGGACTCGTGCGCCGTCAGATTCGTTGCGCCGGACCGGTCCACCGTGACCCATCCGTTGACCGACGTGCACCCGAGGACCGGATACCAGCGGCCTTCAACCCCGATCAGGTCGCCCGAGGTGACCTCGCCGAGGGTCAGCCCGTCAGGAAGCCGTACCGTCCGCATGGGCAGATAGGAGGGTTCCTCCGCAAGCAGCGCTAGGACGCGGCGGGGGGTGGGGTTCTCTTCACTCATGGGTGCGCTCGCGCTCCTCTGCGTCATGGTCCGACGTTAAGAAGGGCACTGAGACCGCGTCTACGAAGTTGACAGATGTTGCCTATCGGTCACCCGTACTCGCGACCGTTCATGGTCTCCTCGGACGCTCGTGTGATTAGCGCACGGGCACTTGCGCCATAGACGGCGGAAGCCTTCATGTGATCGAACATGCGGGCATAGAGCCCGATCTCCTGAGGGCGAGTCACCTCGATACCAGCTGTCGGAGTCTCCAACGCGACAAGCAGATCATCGAAGATCCAGAATCCGGCGGATGCCACACCGTCACGCTCAATCATCAGGGGAATGATCCCTAGCGACACGTTCGGCAGGGACATCACAGTCAACAACCGGTCGAGCTGACCGGCCTGGACTTCCGCGCTCCCGAACCAGGTCCGAAGCGCCTGCTCTTCCAACACGACGAAGAAACGCTTATCCGGCCGGTAGATCACCTGTTGACGCTGAACGCGGACGGCCAGCGCTTCGTCAACGTCGTTCGGGGTGTTGAGAAACCTGATCCAGAACTCCAGCATGGACCGGGTGTAGTCAGCCGTCTGGAACAGCCCCGGCACGACGTTGTGTTCATAGATCCGGAACACCTGGGTCTGTTCGTAGAGCTGGGGCGTGTGCGCCCCAAGAACGCGCTTCATGCCTGATCGGCTCTGGCGTCGGTGCTCGACGTAGGCTGACTCAACGGTCCGCAGAGTGGCGATAAGGTCCGGGTCCTGGTCCTCAGCCCCGCACGCCCGGCACCAGGTATGAACCTCGTGCTCAGAAGGGGAGACGGAACCGTTCTCAACCTTGCTGATCCGCGTGTAGTGAATGCCGGTCTCCGCAGCAAGCGCACGGGCAGTCAGGTCAGCGTCTTTGCGTAGATCGCGCAGACGAACCCCAAGTGCCTCGCGCGCTTGCTGCGCGGCGCTAGACGGCTTCGTAGTCACGGTGCGGGATGGACAGCTTCCACACCTCTTCAAACGCCGACCGGCATAGCTTCAGGTCGGCGGGATCAGTGGAAGCAAGCCGGTCCACCGCGAGCCCGTTACCCGCGTAGATCAGGAACACGGCAAGTCGATCGTCAAACAGGTAGTAGTCGTTACCCGGCAGGGCAAGCGACGACACCCGGCGGCGAGGAACCCAACGGATATCTTCGCCAGCATCGACCATCGGCTGAGCGATGCTGTACGACCAGCGCTGATAGTCGCTCAAAGGTTCGGAGACGATGCGGGCACGCCGCACCGACCGGCCAGCCGCAACATGCTCCCGCAGCGACTCGCACCACTCGTTGAGCCACGCCAGGTCATCCGGCTCCCCGGCCGCCCACTTCGCCATGTACGGCAGCTCAATCTCAGTGCCGTAGGCGTCGCGCTGTTCGAGGTGGATCGCGTCGCGCTTGAACGTGGTCAGCAGCTCGCCGAACTCACCCTCACTGATCGACTCCATGACCTTCCTGACTGAAGAACTGAAGCATCCGATCCGGGATCTCCACGCACGTCTCACCCTCGGGGATGTGCATCTGAGCAAGCACAGCGGGATCAGTGATGTCCCAGCCCTGCACCACCCAGGTTCCTCGGTCCGTGCGGTACACGGTTGGTGAGCCGTTCGGATTCGACTCCGGGTCCTTGCCGATGAATGTTAGGCGCACTGTCTGTCCCCTGCCTCAAAGGTTGTCGAATGTTGCGCTCCTATGGAGCCTTACGGCGGAACGGAGTCTCGTCAAGAGCGCCAAAAGGCCCCCGGCCAGAAGACCAGGGGCCTGCGGTTCGCTTTACAGCTCGCGGCCGGCTCACACTCGAAGCGCCTCCCGGTCCGCGTCAACCCCACGGCGGACAAGCGTCTGATACTCCATCCGCCGGTTCAGCTTCTCCGTGGCGACGTCAACGGCCCTCTGACACGCCTTCCGCTCGGCGGAGGTCACCTCGGCCTGATCCCGGTACACGCGGCCGATGTCCTCCCGCTGGTCGTCACTCAGCGAGTCCCAGACGTTCCGCAGGTCCCACAGAAGCACGACCACGCCCCCGGCCTTGAGGCTGTTGTCCGCTTCCTTCGTGGGCATGTCCTCCCACCACACGGGGTCAAAGAAGCAGTCCCGAAACAGGGCCCGTACCTCGCTCGGGGTGTAGACCCACTCCGCCGAGCGCAGCGTGTAGAAATACCGCTCGTCGTGGCAGTACTTCAGGCCGTGCTTCCAAGCACGATGCCGGATCAGGCCGTCATCATCCGGGAGCTTCGGCCAGTCCTTGACCAGGCCCACCCAGATCTCTTGCTCGATGTCCTCCCCGTCGATGCCCGGCCAGGACTTAGCGAGGCCCCGAGCGGCCCGCTTCACGATCTCAGACACCCGCTCGTAGTCGTCATGCGTCAGCAACAGCTCACCTCACTTCACGTCGTAGACGGCACCGTCAAAGGTGAACCGTCGATCAACCACAGGGACAAGGGTCGGGATGGTGGTCTTGCCGTTGGTCCTCAAGACGCCGAAAGCCTGTTGCCAGTTGGCTGCCCCCGCCTTCAGGTAGCCCGCGCGCTTCAGGTCCATGGCGTGCCCGACCTCCATCCCGAACAGGGACCGGGTCCGGCCGTTGTAGCCGGTCGAGTGGGGGATCAGGCCCGCGCGGTGCGTGTGCCCACAGACCACGCTCTTGCCGAACTTCTGGGCCAGACCGGCGGCCGTGCCGCCCGCGTACCGCGACAACGAGCCCTCATCGCCGTGGGCGACGAGCCAGCCGGGGGCGACCTCGTAGACGCCGTGGCAGATCTCCACGTTCAGACGGTCCGCGCCGATGAGCCGCCCGAAGTCCAGTGCCCGCAGCGGCGCCAGCGCCGGAGCGTACCGGCGGACGTAGTCCTGAATGCGTCGGTCGTGGTTGCCGAGCTTCAGCACGATCGGGCCGTCATAGACCACGCGCAGATCTATGAGGACGTCGGTTGCCTGGTCGAGCGACTTCTGAAGGGTCCCGGCGTACTCGCCTGCCGCGCCGCGAGACCAGCGCGACGGCTCCGGGCTGTCGAGGAAATCGCCGACGTGAACGACCGTGTCCGGCTGAAGGTCACCCACCAGCCGCGTCAGCGTCCGGACCAGCTTCGCGTCATGGTAAGGAACCTGGTAGTCCGGCAGGCACAGAATCGTTTTCCAGTCGCTCACTTGCTCTCCCCCTCGTTCAGGATGTCGTGGCCCCAGTCCGCGGCGCCGTCTGTAAAGCGGTTCGCCGGCGCGGGAGCGTCGGGGTCTTCGTCGTCTCCGATCCAGGCCACGCCGATGACTAGCGCGACCTCGATTGCGTGCGGCATCTCCGTGTCTCGGATGGCCAGCACCCGGCCGAGGGAGACGTACGAGCCGGGGTCAACGGCGGCAACCTCCGTCACCACGTGTGTCACCAGCTCCGTGATGTCGTCGGCCGTAGGCGTGGATTCCTCGCATAGGGCCAGGGGCCAGCCGTGCCACCGGTAGATCCCGGCGAGGGCCGCCGGTTCCAAGTCCAGCTCAACCCTGATGTCACTCATCGGGCATCACCCACGACCGTGCCCGCGAGGGACGATTGCAGCCGGGCCAACCGGAGATCCGTCATCGCGGCGTACACGCCGAGGTCCTGCACCTCTTCCCGAGCCGCCCGGACCAGTTCAAGCGGGGTCATCTCCTCGAACGCCTGGAACGGCGCGCCGTTCTTGTCGCGCTTCTCGTACTGCTCTGCGCCGGTCCCGCTGATGCGCTCGACCGCACCGAACAGGAACACGTTCACGGCCAGGCCCAAGTCAGACGACGAGATCCCGAACTTCATCAGGCCAGGCGGGTACTTGATGCTCACAGCTCAACTCCGATCTTTGATATCAGCGCGTCCGCGCCGTGCTCCATGACGAGCGAATTGACGTCGTGGCCCTGGCCCTGATGGGTCATGGGGATGATGCGAGCGGCCTTGATCTGGCCAGCTACCTTCTCGGCGAAGCCTTGTCCGGCTCCCTTGTCGTCCTGGTCGGCGAGGATGAACACGGCGTCGTAGCCGTCAAAGGCCCGGTAGAAGAACCGGGCCCACGAGTTCGCCCCCGGCACGCCCACGGCCGGTAGCCCGGCCTGAACGGCGGTCATCGTGTCTATCTCGCCTTCGCACAAGCAGATGTAGCGCTCGTGTCGAAAGAAGCCCTCGGGGTGGTATAGGCGCGATTCTTCGCCCGGTTCGGAAAGGTACTTGGGGCCTGCGCCGTCGCCGATGCGACGGAACCTCATGGCCACGATCCCGGCCCTAGTCACATAGGGAACGGACAGGTGACCCCGGTACTTCTCATGACCCGGCAAAGGGTCGGCGACGAAGCCCAGCCGAAAATATGTCTTGCTGTCCGCGCTCAGTCCCCGCTTCGTCGTCAAATACTCGTCGGCGAGTGACCCGCGAAGGGCCTTGCTGTATGTCTCCGTCGCCTGCGCCAAATACGCCAGCCGCGAACTCGCGAGCTTCACGAAAGCTCAATCCCTCCCTTGCCTGAATGAGTGCCCAACCGTCCCCACCAATCCCGCAGGTGAAACAAAAGAACAGGCCAGTGTCCGTGTTGACCGAGCCGGAAGGCGTTCGGTCCTCCCCGTGAAAGGGGCATCGCATGGAGCGTTCACGGCCTTCCGGAACGTGCGATGCGCCGTAGTGTTCGAGTACCTGTGCGATGTCAAGCTTCGGGATTGAGGAGCCGCCGGAGTGCCTTGATCTCTGCACGCATCTCCTCCGCTTCTCTCACCATCCCGAACCACTGTTTGACCGGCATCACGATGACGCCTTCTCGCATGTGCTTGCCGCGCAGCTTTAAAGCGACGCAGTAGAGGCGAACACCAGCGTTCACCGCCTGCTCTGAGGCGTCCTTGATGAAGGAAGGGATCTGGGCTACGGCCACGCTCTTGACCTGAATCACCCACCCGGGAATGCCGTGGACATCTCCCCGGTCCTTCGATCCGTAGACGCTGCCGTTGCGTCCGGCTTCGGGGAACCCTTCCTCTATCGCGGCCTCCACGAATTCGGTTTCACCCCGGTAGCCCTTGGACTTGCTGGCGCGACCATTCGTCATCCAGTCACCGCCATTCGTTCGAGATCGACAGCCAGCGGAAGAAACCATCCGCCGGACGGGTCAGACTTCCCGGTCCGGTTCTTCACCGGGCTGACACCGATAGACCGATTCCCCTCGTAGGAATCTCCGCCTATGCGGTGAAGAGCCAAGACCAACTCCGGGACCTTCGACACCTTGCCCCGGAGGGAAGACAAAGACGGGGGCTTAGTGCCGTCGTCAAAGTCGCCGGTTACGTGGTGGAGACCAACCACACAAGCGCCGGTTTCCCGGGCCAGCTCATGCAGAAAGTCACAAGTCCCTTCGAGGGACTGGAAGCCGTCAGTGTTCAGCTCGTTGTCGAGATTCGAGATGTTGTCAACAACGATGAGTGAGGGCCAGTCGCCGTAAACCTGACGGAACGCTTTCAGTTCCTCTTCGACGTCCGTCGCTGTGGGCGACGCCTTGAAGTCAAACTGAATGTGCGACCACTTGTGTAGCTGCACATCAAGCGTTTCCGTCATTCCCGCGTCTAGGGCCTGCTCTATGTCCCCCGTCGTCCAGCCGGAGACCATCGCGGCAGCGCGAATGGTCATGGTGGCCTGGTCCGTGTCCGCCGAGAAATACAGGCATGGCAGACCGGCCCGGATAGCGAGCGTGAGGGAGAGCAGGGATTTGCCCACACCGGGGGCAGCCGCGATGAGTGCTAGCTGCCCCTGGCGGAAGTGGACACCTTGGCCGGAGAGGGCCTTGAAGACTGCGGGAAGGGGTTCACCGGCTGAGCCCCGCGTGAAGCGTGCGCGGGCAAGACTCAGCATTCAGCGAATCAGCCCCACTCGGGCGGGCACTGGTTCGCCGAGCAGAAGTATCCGCTGTACGCCTTGCCGTTCTTGTTGGTGCCGCTCTTGAAGTTGCGCAGCCCGTGAGCGCAGTACTTCGCCTCACCGCCGCCCTGCGGAACCGCGGGGGGAGCTGTAAAGCCTCCGGCCGGCACAGCCGGAGCCTGAGCCGAGGGGAGCACCTGAGCGCCCAGAACCTCACCTAGGACACCGCCGGTCTTGAACGCGCCGATGGCACGACCGAGCACAGCGAAGAAGTCGGAATCCGGAGCGGCCAGCGACGCCAACGCGGCGTGCAGCTCCTCCTCATTGTCGGACTCGACGGTCAGCCAGGGCGCGTCATGGGCCGCGCCGTACTTCAGTGAGGTGTTGTATTTCAGGGTCAATGCCGCCTCCGTAGGTGTCTGGGTCTTCCCCCACCGCGTCGCACCAGCGCGCCACGGCACACGTTCGGCAGGCGTCCCCGGGGGACGGGATGAAGACGCCTGCTTTGACTGCGCGGTCCAGCCGCGCGAACCAGCGGCCCAAGCGGTCCGCCGTGTAGCCGCTCAAGTCGGCTGGCTTGGTCGGTGCGTTGTTCTTGCACATGAAGTAGTCGCCCCAGCGGGGGCGAATCCCCCATGTCTGCTCCACCGCTTCGGCGTAGACGCCGAGCTGAAGCGGGCTGTCGGGAAGCTTGGTACCGGTCTTGAGGTCTCGGACGTGCAAGCCCCCGTCAGGGGCTTCTAAGACTTGGTCGATGAAGCCGACGACTTCGACGCCACCGAGCGTGATGCGGAACTCCAACTCGACGGCGGGGCCGTCTGGGGACTCCCAGATCACGAACGGGCTCGACCGGACAGCGAGGCAGTAGCCGATGACCTGATCGGCTCCGCGTCCGCGACGCCGGCCAGCGTCTGTAAAGCCTGTCGTCTTCGAGCCGGTGAGCCACTTCGACATGTCGGGCTCCCGGGCCTGCATCTCTGCTAGACCGGCGTCCCAAGCCGCGTAGTAGACCTCCAGCGCGCCGTCATGACCGATCACCCGTCCGGACTTCTCGAAGGCCTCCACGGCCGCGTGAACGGCCGTGCCCTGGAGAGTCCACGCGGCGGGTGTCTGCGGAGCCCTGGCGACTCGTTCGAGCCTGTAGGACTCCCCGCAACGAGCCCACGTAGTGAGCTGTGAGACGGACCGGTGTGTGGCCGTCAGGAGCCGTCCTCGGACGGCTTGAACGGGTTCTCGACGATCCCGGCCTTCAGCCTGTCGAGCCAGCGACCGGCGAAGCTTGCCTGTTCCAGCTCGGCCACCTGCGTTAGTGCGGCGAGCATGCTCCGAGCGAACTCAGCGAGCTGGGGAAGGGTGAGGACCGTTTCGGCGAAGACGCTGGAGCCCTCGGAGATGGACAGGGACAGGGCGGCCCGGCCGTCGTGATTGGTGATCGCCTGGAAGGAGAACAGGTCTTCCGGGTACTGACCGGAAGCGAACTCGTGTCGTGCGCCCTGCTCGATCGTGTCACTCAATTAGTCCGACCTCCATGCGTCAAGTGAGTTACACAGAGGGCGCAAGAAAGGGCCCACCCGCTAGTGCGGGAGGCCCTGAATTCTTTTACTCGGCGTAGACGACGATTGCCGTACCCGGTAGAAGCCCTCTGTCGGCCGCTGTCTCAGCGGCACAAGTAGAACAGTAGGGCACTCGTACGCCTGCGTCAATCGAGTTACGGTAACTACTTTCCGCGAGGGTGTGGCTACCAGCTATGAAGATGAGAGTTGACCGTTCAAAGCTCCACTCCCACGCTTCCGCGCCAAGATCTATGTGGAGTTGGTACTCCCCGAGAAAGCGGCCCAGGGCCCTGCCGGAGCCCTCCCCGCACACAACGCACTGCGGTGCTGCATCGATGCAAGATGCGGGCGCCTCTCCCGCGCATACCGCTGTCCCCGCCACAACCTGACTCCGTTCCCCGGACGCGGTCCGGCCGTACTGACGTGCTGTTATCCCCACCTTGACCAGGAGCGTTGCCGGGTTGGCTGTCCGCCGTGGACCACACCCTAGGGCCTTACGTGAACGGTTAACAAGCTGCCATGGTCGAGCAAAATTTACTGACGAGTAACAAAACAAAAGGGCACCCGCCCTAGGCGAGTACCCTCACTTTTCGCTGACTTACTGATTACAACTGGTAATACTGATCCTTGGGCGTGTCCTCACGCCTTTTGGCGTAGTACAGAAGCCCATGCTCCGGCGACGCCGGGTTGTCGGAGCTGGGACCAAGGTCCCGATCAAACATGACGACGGTGTCAGTGGCGTCCCGCTCCGCCTTCCAGTTTCGGTAAGTGATCAGGTTGCGGCCTGACAGTTCCTGCTCCGCTGCCTCATCGCGGCTAATCCCCTGCTCCTCGGCTACAGCTTCGATGCGGAGCTGCGCGCGGAGACCCCTCGCGGCGGGTGAGTGAGCGGCTGGGCCGATGCCCCGCCAGGGCAGCACGCGAGTGCTGGCGGCGCGCCCGGGGCCCCATCCGGCCAGCCGGGCAACCCGTCTAATTGACTGAGGCTGCACGCCGTATTTCTCGGCGAGTTCGGCCGTGGTCTTACCGGCCTCAAGCTGCGCCGCGATCTCGGCGTTAGAGGCCTTGATCACTCGTTCGGTTCCCATGGCTACCGATGTCCCATCCAACCAATAGTCATGCCCCCTGCGGGCCCGCGCGGGCCGGATTGCCGACCGCGTGGGGATTACTCTAAGCGATCCTATCTCCCTTGACAAGCGAGCCTATTCCTAAAGGCTTCTGCTCCGCCGCTGGTCAAGAGGGTTATGCTCATTAAATACATAAGGGCCCTGTGTTTACAGCGGGCAACTATTACACGCTGTAGCAAATAGACCAGTGGGTCAGGCGTCCGGGTTCGTTGCACGTCAGAACTAATGAGTTCGAACGCGCGTTCTAGAACCAAGAGCGGCCCGTCTATACCGAAGAGGCCCCTCGAACCCGCTCCGTAAAAGATCGGCAAAGGAGTGTGAGCAAACCGTGAGCAGGGCAGGGCGGTGTGCCGACCGCGAGCTGTAAAGCAGCTAGCGCTCCCGGAAGCCTTCGAGGAACCGGCGGAACACGCCGCCCTCGCGTGGCAGCGCCTTCAAGGGCGGCAGGGGCGCAGTCCGCCGGGTCGCTATCGGCTGGTCATAGTCCGTGGTCAGGATCGCGTCGATGGTCTGCTGTTCGTCGAAATCCTCAGAACCCGGGAGCGTGGGGACGAAACCCACCAATACCCCATCCCGGAGGACCTGCGCTTCCAGCGCGACTGTGTTGTCTGTATCCCACTCTGCTTGCCGACCGTCGGGGAGCATCACTCGCACGCCGAACTGGTAGACGCTCACCTTCGCCATGTGCGCGTCCACGCCGCGTTCGCGGAGGGCATCCACGACGCGGCGGGCACGATTCTCATCCATGGAGCAAGGGTAGGGGCCGACTCTAAGGGGGCCCTGAGGACACGCTTAAAGTCGCCCGAGAGCAGGTCAGCCGGTGTAGGTGAGGCTAAAGGTACACGGACTATATGAAGTAGCTGGACTGGATAGGCCGGTTTTCCCATACGGAGCGTGTACCGTTCCGCCCTCCGCTTTAAAGCTCTCCGCCGGCACGGTGTCCAGGGACGTGATGAGGTCCGCGAACAGCTTCCCGGTGATGACGAGCGGCGGAAGCGGCGGCACCCGGTAGACCGGGCTACCGCCTCCCCGCTCGTTCAGAAGCGCCACCAGTTCGGGCCAGACGCCACGCTGCATCCAGTCGAATTGCCAACGCTGCACCTTCCGCCAGTTGCCGTACTCCTCGGGGACATCACGCCAGGCAACGCCCGTGCGGAGCTTGAGCAGGATTCCGTTCACGACCAAACGCGGGTGCGACCCTCCCCGGAGGTTGGGCATAGAGCCTCGCTCGGACAAGAACATCTCGACCTTCGACCACTCGTCCTCGGAGACCGCATCAGGGACAAGGCTCCCGGTCTCCAAGTGCCACTCCACGGCTTCGCCTTTGTTACCGCCATTGTCCACGAAGATCCGATGATCCTGCGGAGTGACCTCGATATCAAACATGGCGATGATCTCGGCCCGCTCGGCACGTCCCATCGACAACAGACGACCCGCAGCGCCAGACGCTAGGGCGCTGATGCGTTCGATCTGCCCGGCGGCCTGCTCGTTTTGCTGGAGCCAGTGCTGAGCCTCTGCAAGCTGCGTCTCCATGTCGCCAAGCTCCTTCTCCAGGGCCTTGGTTGCGGCAGTCATGATCTTGGCGTCTACCCCCTGCTTGACGTAGTCCACGACTCGCCGGTCAATAAGATCCTTCTGCTTCTTCACCTGCTTGATCAGGGACGCTTCGCGTTCCTGATACTTGTCCCGGTTCCCGGGCAGCGCAGCTATCCAGTCTTGGGCGAGGGCGCGAAGCCGCTTGTCGTCGCCCAGAAGCTTGACGACCTGCTCCCACACGGCTTGCTCAATAGCGTCCGCGTCGAGCCGCCCGTCATCGCAGCGCTCTTCCTTGTTCTTCACGTAGAAGGCGAGCCCTCCTTGGCACACGTATCCACGCTTGTTGTAACTTGTCCGCGCCATGTTGCCCACGTACACGTGACCGCATGAGCCGTGGATGCGCTTCGACAGCGGGTATTCCTCATTCGGGCGGCGGGCGTTCTTCGGCTCCAAGCGCTTCATGGCCGCCCTGAGTGCCGTAACCCTCTCGCCCGGAAGTATCTGCGGGACGGGAATCTGTATCGACTCGCCGTAAACCGGCGTTCCGTCTTCCCACACCTTGGTCTTGTTCGCGCCGTACCCGGTGGTCTTCCGGTACGTCACGTAGCCGTCAAGCGCGGTGTGCCGCAGTCGCAGATGAAGGTTTGCCCCGTCCCACGGGCCGCCGGACCGGTTGAAGAGGCTCAGTGAGTTCAGCGCCGTGGCGGTCTGACCGTAGTTGAATCCCTCGTCCACCAGCAGGGAGACGGCCTCTTCCAAGACGGTGATCTCGGCAGCGCAGGGACCTAGGGTTGATCCCCGCTGCCCCTTCCCCACGATTTCGAAGCCATACGGCGCCGGTCCGCCAGGCCAGCCGCCAAGGGCTACCTTGATCTCCTTGCCGCCCATGGTGCGCTCACGGATGCGCTGATACTCCATCTCGGCAAACTCGACGTAGCGCATGAAGCGTTCCATGCCAAACGGCTCGCTGGTGTCGATGCGCTCATGAATCGAGATGAAGTGAACGCCGATGTCCTGCATGCGCCAGACCCACTGAAGGGAAGCCCGGACGGTCCGGCCGATGCGGTCAACCTTGGGGACAACGATGCAGTTGACCTTTTTCGCGTGGGCGAGTTCTTCGACCTTTTCCATCTCGTCGCGGGTTTCGAGTGCGCCGCTCACGGCCAGGTCGTAGAACCGGCCGACCACGGTAGCCGTGGGGTTCTCGCGCTCCCATTGGTCGAACGATTGATCTTGGTCCGCAACCCCGTACCCGAGTACCTGATCCGCCGTAGAAACCCGCCCGTATGCCGCCGCGCGAAGTTGCGCGTTACGGAGGCCAGGGTCACGAAAACGAGTACCGTTCGTCATGTCAGTCCTTCCAGACTGGCCAGACCCCGGGGTGTTAGCGCACCGCCGGGGTCACCCATGTTCAGGTCCTTACGGCTGGTCCACGTCGAAGAGCAGCCCCAGAAGCCTGCGATATTTGGCGGAGTCGGGCTCCGCTGAACACGCCCAAGAGGTAACGTGCGGGCCGGACCGTGCGCCGTGCCGGAATCTAGCAGTGTTCTCATTGCCGTCGCTATCCACTGCTGTCGAGTTGATACGGCGCTGAATGGTCACCCGGCACACCTCCAATCAGGCCCGCCACCTGCGGGAACGAACTCAAGTGTAATCCATTTGACGCAAGACGTGTCAAGGGAGATATGAAAAAAGGCCCCCTGCCAGAGGGCAGGGGGCTACTCGTTTCCGGTAGGCCAGCGGGGAGCTTTACAGCTCTCCGCCGGTTAGTGCTGAGGCGGCAGAACCGCCGGACCCGAAGGCGTGGACACGGTCAGGCCAGCGGTGTTCGCAGCCTTCATGACGTCCTGGATGGTCTTCTCCGCGTCCTTCACGGTGGCCTTCACGTCCTGCACGATGACCGGACCGCCGCCCGGCGCCGGAGTGTGAAGAGCGATGTTCACCAGATCGGCCATCTTCTGAATCGGGACCACCCGGGACCGCAGAAGCGGCGCGGACGCTGCCGTGAGCAGAGCCGGAATGTAGGACCGCCAGTCATCCCCACCCGCGACAGCGGAGCCGATCGACACCAGGGCCGACAGGCCCTGAACCAGCCATACCGGCTCAGTAGCGGCCTTGAACTTGAACAGAGACAGGTTCATGCGTTCCCCCTTGGATTAGAACTTGCAGATCTCGGTCTGGGTGAGAGGCCCGGCGATGCCGTCCGGGCCGCCTACGCCCTTGGTCCAGAGCCAAGAGCGCAGCGACAGGAAGTAGCGGACATTCCCCGAGGTGATAGGGCCGTACCAGCCCGTGACGGGCTGGTTGTAGCCGCGATCAGCCAGGCACTGCTGAATGCGCCGCACGTCGTCACCAGACGCGCCGTAGGACAGCACCCGCGCGTGTGCGGGGCTGGTCGGCGAAGCCGATACCGGAGGCTTACTCACTGGAGCCGGAGGCTTCGGCGTGGGCGTAGTCGGCTTGGCCGGGGTCGGCTTGCCGGCCGGAGGCTTTACAGTCGGCCCCGCGGTGGCCGGGGCCGTAGCCGCCGGAACCTTGAGAACGTCGCCCGGCTGTATCGCGTTCGGGTGCTTTGCCTCGCTCGGGTTCACCGCGAGCAGAGCCGACAAGGACACGCCCAGGACCGCCGCGATACCGAAGAGGGTGTCTCCGCGCTTCACGGTGTACGTCTTCGGGGCGCCAGCGGTCACGTTCCCCACGGCGTCATACGCCGGGTAGCCATATCCCAGGATGGAACTGGGCCACTCGGTGTGTCGGAATACCCCGTACCGGCCGCCCGCCGGGTTCGTGGAGTTGCCCTCGATCGTGCCCACGGAGCCGTCAGGGTTGACGGTCTCCACGATGCCGACGTGATCGGCCTCGCCGTCGCCGTTCCAGTCGAAGAACACGATGGCGCCGACCTTCGGCGCCTTGCCCCACTGCCCCCGGTTCTTGAACCAGCTGACGTGAGACGGGCAGTAGGCGAAGTGGCCGATGATGTTCGCCGCCCCGGCGGTCGCACCCACCCACGACACGAACATGTCGCACCAGGACTCATCCGCCAGCCCGTACCAGTCGCTGTAAAGCGTGTCGCCGGCCGAGTTCTCGATGGTCCCGAGCTGGCCCCGCGCGACGTTAAGGATTGTTTCAGTTGTTGTCATTCGTCCCCCGAATTGGATCAAATGTAGAATCAGCGGTCTAACTTGATGGCGGCGAGATTTCGATGACCTTGAAAGCGAGGTAGACGTGTCTGTCTTCCGTGAACGACTAAGCGTGCTCGCTAACATCTCGCAGGTAGTTGGCACCTTGATAGCTGTGGTGCCGCTTGCTGCCAGCGGCACGGCATGGCTGTATGAAGAGACCAAGGTTGCGCGTTCAAACACGCAGGCAGAGCGGCCACCAGGTCATGTCACGACAGCGGGACCGGCCAGGGCACCCAGCTACGGGGGAACACCGCCCGTGATCCCAGACAGCATCGGGACTCCTGTGGTCCCCCGTGAGATCGGAACACCCGTGATCCCAGACAGCATCGGGACTCCTGTGGTCCCCCGTGAGATCGGAACACCGGCAGTCGTCGTTCACATCGGCAGGGCTTTGGCGTCGAACTAGTTGCGCCAACCCAGGGCCTCAGGAAAGAAGCTCCGGAGCTACAGCCCGGAGCACACCCGTGAGTCGCTGAACCTCGTTGCGCAGAGCAGTGATCTGCTCAGACAGCTCATGTACGGCCGCCTCTAGCCGGTCGCCCCTGGCCTTCTGCGCCTCAGCCTCTTCCCGCCACACCTCGATGGTGGAGACGTGCGCGGCGGCCTTCACGCGGGCGCGGGCGCCCGAGCCGATACCCAGGCCGCCCGCGACAACTGCCACCGTTGAAATCATGGCCTCGTAAGACAAGACCCCCCCTTACATGATCGGTACATAGGTGAAGTCCGGGGAAAGCGTGATCTGAACCGTTGGCACAATCACGCCGCCCTGGGCTTGCGCCGAGACCTTCACCGATTCCACCCAACACATGTAGGCCCCGTAGGGCCCGTCCCCGGGGGCGTTGTCGGGAAGGTCCATGAACTGAACGTGCGAACCGATATCCACCAACAGCGCCGTGGCAGCCAGAGCGTTGTTGGTGACGGTGAACGAAGCCGAGTCGATTCGCGCAGTCGGTTGCAGATAGTTCGCCAGGAAGCCCCACGCATAGCCGCCGGTCGATGCCGTGTAGTTCTGAACGGTCTGCGCCTGCTGGTGCCACCCGTACTGAGACCACCCGGCAAAAGAGTTCCACGTGGTCGTTCCGTCATCGCCGTTGAGCTGGACCGAAGTCCAGGTCCGGTCGATGTCGTTCACGTACAGCATTGCGCTATCCGGGCCGGTGGCTCCCGTGCAGTCGAATGAATACACGTCGTTCCCAGACTGCCGGAACGCGCTGTCTTGGATCGAGAGAGCGCCGTACCGGTTGAATACGACCATGCCCATGGTCTGAGCGGCCTGAGTCTTGAAGGCGTCAAGGCCAGTTCCGCCGTTAAAGATCGGCACATCGGCCGGTGAGGACGTAGACCCGACCGTGAGCGGAAGCGTCATGCCGGAGGCGGCCACAATCCAAGGCAGTTGGGTTTGCGTCGCGCTGATGACGCTACCGTTGTTCAACGGAGTGTTGACGGCGTAGCCGAGCGAGACAGAAAACAGGTTGACCCGGGTAGCCCAGTCCATGCCGGTGTTGCCGTACATGGCCGGTGCGTAGACCTCGCCACAGAACTGCGCCAGCGACACCCCTGAAATCGGGTCGGTAAAGTTGCGGTCACCGCCGATCGAGAACGCCGAATAGTTCCCGTTGTACTGCTCGGCAACCGGGCCAAACGACTCGCCGCTAGACGAGACGACGGATGTTCCGTTGTAGAAGACCTGCACCGATGCCGTAGGGGAAGCGCCGCCCGAGGTAACGACCTCCATAGCCACGTGGCCACCCCGGGTCATCATGTTGGCCGGGGAACCCGGCGCGATGTTAGTCGAAGTGGCCTTACGGCCGTTCCAGCCACACGACACCTGACCAACTCCGCCACTGCCGATATACATGCTCAGGAACGGCCCTGACCCACAGATCAGGTTGTCGCCGCCGTTCCATACGTCAGGGCTGCCTGCGTTGTTGTACGGCCGGAACCAGAACTCGACCGAGCCCTTAGCCGGAAGCTTCCCGAACGAAAGCAGGTACTGACACAGCGCCGTTTGGAAGTTGATGCCGCCGTTCCCCTGGGGCAGATACCGCCCCGTAAGGTTGACATTCGGACTCTCGCTAATGAACAGGTTGTTCACAGCCGCCGTGTTAGCCGAGTAGATCAGGGCCGTCCCGAATGCCTGATTCGGGGCGACGTTCGCCACATTGTCGAACTGATCTTCCTGGCCGAGGTCCCAAGAGCCAAGGCAGTTCCAGTCAGGCCGGAACCCCATCGACTGAGGCGCACTCGACATCTGAGACTCTCCGAGAGCCCTCATCATGTCCGAGCAGGACAGTTGAACCGTCGCGACCTGGTCGTACTCGGTGGTGCTTTCCCACTTGTCCGCCACGCCGACGAAAACCGGCATGGTCGCATCGCCAGCCTGATAGGCCGGGATGGTCTGGCCGTTGGTGACATCGACCAGTTGAAGGTTCCTGAGTGCGGTCTGCCACGCGTAGGTGGAGCCCGACGACAGGGTTTCGCTGGTGTAGACCGTGAACAGAAACTCGGGCTGGACGTAGGTGCTCGGGATGGTGAACGTCCAAGAAACCGTCTTCCAAGACACGTCACCGGGGCTGACGTGCTGTACCGGCACCGATCCGTTGAAGTACGTCGAAGAGCCCGGCTGAGAGTTCACGGTCGTGTTAATGCCGATGGTTACGCCTGTGCTGTTCGCGGCAAACCGCCAGGCGGCAACCTGTGCCTGGAACGTGTAGGTGCTTCCCGGAAGCAGCATCCACGGGACCGAAATCCCGTTCCCTGACGGGCCGTAGAGCGAGAGCCCGGACACCGACGACGAGTTAGCGGCATACGTCGTTACGTTGGTCGATGGGTCAAACGAAAGGTTCGTTCCGTTCGCAAGAATCCACGTCCCGGTTTCGTTGTCGTCCACCCCTGCCGGGATGCCGCTGTACGTCTGATAGCCGAGGTTCAGCCCTGGAGGCATGAGGTTCTGCCCGGTCGTGGCGAACACCCGGACCCTCCGGCGCGGCCGTATGCGGCCGTAGAACGGTGAGACCGTCCGCAGAGAGAACGAGTCGAAGTAGAAGGTGCCCGCATTGCTGGTGACGACTTCAACGGACGCTGTAAAGGCATTCGCCGGCGCGGTGACCCCACTGGTGAGGAGCCCCCACGGGAGTGGGTACGCGCTGCCTGAGGACTGCACGGGACGGAGCCCGGCCACCCCATGCCGGTAGTGGTCTGCGACCGTCTGGGGCGTCAGCGCGTGGCGGTACAGCGCCACGTCTGCCATACGGCCGTTGAACCAGCCCGTAGCGGGCTTGCCGGTGATACCCCCGGGATAGCTGCTATACGAGAAGTCCACGTAGCCCAGGACCGCACGCGAGGCGCCACTCCCCGAGCCAGTACCGAACTGGACACCGTCGAGGTAGAAGGCGGCGCCCGCGATCACCAGGTGATGCCACAAGCCGTCATTGACGGGAAACGTGCTCTTGACTGAGCCCTGGCAGTACAGGTAGCCGTCCGTGCCGATATGGGCCAGCGGTATCAGCGCGGCGCCGGTCACCGGAGTGCCCGCGCTGCTGATGGTGTACTGAACGGGGTTGGGGTAGCTGTGAGACATCACCCCCGAAGGGGCATCAGCCAGAAGGCCGCCCGGGGTGGTGGTGTTGAACCAAAGCTCGACCGAAGACGCTCCGGCCGAATAGGAGTTGTTCACGACCGTAGCCAGCGGGATACCGCAAGCCTCCGCGACGGAGCTGGTCCCGTTGAAGACGCCTGCCGAAGCGGTACCGCCAGCCGCCCACGAGGAGCCAGCGGCGCCAGCCGCAACGTTATACGTGACCATCGGGTCCCGGCCCGCAGTCGGGGCGCACGAGGCGCCTCCGGCGTCGTTCATCCGGTGGTACGCCACCGGCATCGACGCGCGGACAACGTCCGCGTACTGCTTCCAAGTCGTGTCATAGTCGGTGCCGTTACCGAGGTCATTCCCGGAAGAGTCGTAAAAGCGGATTGCAGCCTGAGCCTGGAGCGTTCCCGAGAGCGCCATCGACATCACCGCAGCCCGGTACTGGAGTCCTGGAGTCACCGGGACCGCCGTAGTCCTGACGATGCGGTTCCCCGCCACGCCTGCGGACACAACGGCCTTGAGGCTGGCCGACCACGACAGCGTGTGCGCGGAGGCCGAACTCAGGGTCGTATTCGTCCCCGCCGTGAACCCCGTGCTGTGGCTGGTCCATGCGGTCGAGGTCCGAATGTTGTCGGGAAGCAGCTCCTTGCCGTAGGCGCGGCCCGGAGTGAACCGGCCGTCCGAGTTGTCGAGGACAACGGATGCGGTGCCGGTCTGGATGTCGTCCAGCTCGGTCGAGCGGCCCCGCTGTGTATCCACCTGCGTCACGTAGCCGGACACGTCGCTGTACTTGACGTACTGGTCCGGCAAGTTCGCATCCCAGCCGATGTGAACACCAAGAGTTGTAGACATGCAGAGGGGGCCCCGCGCATAGCGCGGAGCCCCGACCTCCCCCCGTTACTAGAAGGCCCCCGTAAGGCCTGTCTTGCCGCCGTTGCGGCGTGCTATCTGGCGGATCTCGTCTCGGATCGACTGAGACATGGTGCGAGCGAAATCCCGCTCAGCCTGGATGGAACCGGCCACGTTGATAGTGACGGGCACTGTAAAGCCTCCGGCCGGCTGAACCGGGCCGCCGACTCCCGTAGAGGCCCACAGTTGACCGGCGTTCCTGGCGGCCGTTGCCGCCGCCGTGGTCGCGGTCTGCTGCTGCTGACGGAAGGCCGCTGTAAAGCGGTTGGCCGGCACAGTCACCATGCCCACCACGGCATCATGGACAGCCTTCGTCTTGGCCACGATGCCGTTGACGTAGCCCTGGCCCGTGTGGCCGCCGACCTCGGCATAGAGGCGCGACGGGGAGTTGATACCAAGGAAGGACTTCACGCCGTCATAGGCGCCCTTGACCGCGTTTACGGCCGAGTCCTTCACCTTCCCGGCCATGTCGCCAACGCCCTTGATGAAGCCTTCCATCATGTTGATTCCGGCGTTTTCGAGCCACGAACCGATACTCGAAAGAGCAGAGTTCACGCCGTTAGGCAGGTCCGTGGTGAACCACGAATAGACCGCCTTCACGCCGTTCACGATGCCGTTCTTCAGCCCCGTAAGGAGCTTCACGCCGGTATCAACGAGCCACTGTCCGGCGTCGGCGAGCAGCCGACCCAGCACGCCCGGCAAATCCTGGAACCACTTGAGGACATCCGCGCCGAGCCGAACGACATTGTCACCCATGGACTTCATCGCATCCGACAAAGTCGAGGTCACGGATTCCCACATGGAATCCCAAACCGCCCCGGCAAGTTGCTTGAGGCGCGTAAAACCGTAAACCACGTCCGAGCTGAACGAACCAACCCGGTCGGCGATCCACTTAAACGGCGCCTCTGCGGCATCCATCAAAGCCTTTCCGCCTTCGATGAATAGCCGAACGAGCTTGCCGAAGATCAGCGCCCGCAAAAGTCCGACTAGGGCATTCATGACCCCGGCCGCCATCTCTGACAGCCCGTGCCACACCTTCGACCAATCGCCGGTAAAAATCCCCTTCAGGAAATCGAGAAGCCCACGCGCGAATTCGATCACGCCCTTTACGAGCTGGAAGACTCCGCCAAGGAATCCCTTTACAGCGCTGAGCAGCGGGCCGCCCAAATTGTCGATCAGCCACTTAATGACCGGAGCCAAAAAGCCATAGAGCCCGGCTAGCGCATCTAGAAGCTGCGAGATCAGCGCCTCGAAATCCTTCATCAGCGGCTTCATCTGCTCGGCCGCCCAATAGAGAAGTGGAACGACCTTCTTTTGGATGTAGTCGGTCAGCATTTGCAAGATGGGGCGGACCTTGGTCCAGATAAGCTCCATCTTGGGAATCACGACAGTTGAGATAAACTCGCCCCACTGCTTCAACATGGGGAGGATTTCAACCTTTATGAATCGGCCGACGTCCCGCAGGATCGGGAGCAGCATCCGCCCTATGTCGGATGACACCCGAGCGACGAAAGGAACGACCTGTGTGACGAACATCTTTCCGAACCGCTCGACTTCCGGAACGACGTCGTCCTTTACGAAACTGGCTATCTCGCCGAGGGCCGGAAGCACTTCACCGTGAACGACCTTGCCGACCTCGACAAGGCCCTTCGTGAATCCGCTTCTGCCGTTCGGCCCCTTCGCGGACTTACCTGGATCGGAAAGCGCGGTCCAGATCTCTTCCCCGTACTTTGCCGCCTTCGACAGATAGCCCGGAAGGCGCTCCACAAAGGGGTCCAGGAAGGTCGCCAGCTTCGGACCGACCTGCATATAGAGGTGCTGCGAGGCGGACTCCATCGTGGCCCCGAGCATGTTGAAAGTGCCCGAAAGACCCTTGCTCTTGGCCTCAGCAATAGCCGACGCCTCGCCCGTCCGGTTCATCAGCTTGATGTACTGATCGAGGCCGCCGCCGCCTTGCTTGATGGCGGCCATGATAGGTTCAACGCCACGGGCCCCGAATATCGCCTTAAGGTCGGGCGCGATCTTCTCAAGGCTGTGAGTGTCCAGACCCTTGCCGAACTTGTCTTGCAACTGCTGGAAGATATCCGACAGCGGCCTCATGTGGCCCTGCGCATCGAACGCCTGAAGACCAATGGCCTTGATTGCGTCCTTAGCCTGCTTCGTTGGCGCCGAAAGATTCAGAAGCATCTGGCGGAATGCCGTACCGGCCTGCGTGCCTTGAATACCGGCGTTCGCGTACATAGCAGTGACGGCGGCCGTCGTCTGAAGGTCAATGCCGAAGTCGTGCGCCGCAACGGATGTGTACTTCAAGCCATCGGCCATGTCCTGAAGCGTCTGAGTAGACGTGTGCGTAGCGTTGGTCAGGATGTCCGCAACGCTGCTCGCCTGGTCGGCCTTGAGGCCGAACGAATCAAGGACCCGCGTCATCTCCTTGGCCGACTCGGCGTAATCCGTGTTCGTCGCCTTCGCCAGAGCCATAGTCGGCACAAGCTCGGCCATGCCGTCCTTAGTGGACGCACCAGCCTTAGTCAGTTCGTAAAGGGCCTCTGAACCGTCACTGACGGTCTGGCCCATCTGCGCGAACTTGGGCGACATCGAATAGAGCTGGTTCTCAAGCGACTTCATCTGATCGTTAGTCGAATGAGTGAAAGCCTGAATGGCGTTCAAGTTCTGCTCGTAGCCCGAGCCGAGATGATAGATCTCCGCCGCTACCGCGCCGAGCGACGCCGCCGCGCCTACAGCGAAAAGAGCGACACCCTTAGCGGCACCGCCCATAGACGACACAATCCCGCCGCCGTGAGTATCCGCATCACTATGCGCTCGTTCAAGCCCATGAGACAGCGACTCAAGAGCGCCGACAGCGCCGAGCGCATCACCCGCGATGATGACGCGGAGAATCTTCTCACCAGCCGCCACGGTCTACCCCCGAATCCCGTAGCGCTTCCGCGTACCCGAGCATCACCCGGTACTCGGACAGCGTTAGCCCCCGTATTTGTGCTGGGGTCCAGCCGTAGAAACGGGCAAGCAACGCCCATTCCTTAAGCCGGTCCAGCTTTAGCCGTTTCCCTCCGCGTCCGCCTCAGCGAACTTCAGATCAGAGATGCGGACATGCCGCGCGTCCTCCAGCGTGAAAGCCGGATTGTCACGACGCTTCACGACGAAGACGAGTGCCTTGATGACCTTCGCCGAGAGCTGCGCCTCAGACAGAGGGCGGCCCTTCTCGTCAAACTGCCGGTTGCCGTCCTCGTCGAGCACGGGACGTGCCTTCAGCGCGTCAGTGAGGGACTGGCCGGTGATCTCCTCGAAATCCTCCAGGTCGCCGATGGACAGGTCTTCGGGGTCGAGCTTCAGAACTTCAGACATAGGGGGACTCCTTCAGGAAGTAGGAAGCCCCGCCGACACTTGGCCGGCGGGGCGCTGTAAAGCGAACCGCGGTGCTACTCGTCCAGGTCGTTGACCCGGAAGCCCGCTTCTCTCATGAGCCGCATCATGGAAGCCATGTAGATGCGCTCTACGTCCGCGCGCTGCTCGCGAATCGCGGGGTACAGGAAGTAGCCGACACCACTAGCAGGGCCGTCACCGGCCACCCACTGATTGCCGCGCCACGGCTTGAATTGGTTGTATCTCTTGGCGCCGAACTCGGCGCCAAATGCGAAGGCCATTCCTTGGCCGAGACGCACGGATGCCTGGCGCGTTGCCTTCGACGTCGCCAGCGACCCAGCGGCCTTATTCGCAACGCCACCTAGGCCGGACGCCTTCGACTTGGCCGCGTCCTTCACCATGTCGGCCGCGAGTTTGTTTGTCTCCGAGACCTGCCCCACAACCTGTGGGGCCGTGGTCTTGACCTGAGCCAGGAATTCGTACAGGCCCTCGATCTGTATTTTTTGGCTGAAGTCGTTGGAGTATTTACTAGTGAACTGACTGCCCCGGCCCTGGCCGGACTGATACGGCACTTACGGCGCCGCGTCCTTCGTGGTGTAGACGACGCTGATAGGCGGGCTCGCGCCGTCATCGAGGGCGAGGCCGGTGAACGAGATCTCGGGAATCTTCGTGCCGTCCGCGTGCGGGGCGCCGCCGTCGAACCGCGCATTCGGGATCGTGATCTGGAGGGCGCCGCCCTGAGGCGTCGCCCAGTTCATGACAATCGCCGCCGTGGCCCCCGCGTTGGTCACGGAAGCAACCCGGTTGTACTGAGCGATGCCGTCGAACTCCCCCTTCAACTCCCAGTTGACGGCGCGAAGATCCTGCTCAAGAGGTTCCTTCTTCACGCCCCCGTTGGCCATGAAGTAGCGGTCCACCTTCAGCTTGTTGTCGCCCTTGACCATCACGTCGTGCACGGCGAACTGCTGTCCTGCCACGGTGGCCGAGCCACCGATGTAGGTGAAGAGCTGAGAGCCAGTGCCGTAGGTCGGAGTAGACAGGGCGGTAGCGCCAGAGCCCGCGCCGATCGTCTCTGTCGCGAAGTCGAGATTGAGCGTCAGGCCGAGCACGCCGTCAACGGCGGAAGCCAACTCCCAGTTGTGGACCTTCCCGCCCATGTACGTGAACGGCGTCAGGCTGCCGTCCGTGCTGTAGCGGCCAACCTGCCACGTGGACGACAAGCCGAGGAGCGAGCCGATGGTGAACGTCATCGGCGTATATCCACCGGTCGGCGCTCCCAGAGCAGCCACCCCGAGCATGTTCTTGAACAGCAGGCCGAAGCCGGTGTCCAAGACTTCCAACTTGACCGAGCCGTCCGCGCCCTTCGGGTTCGGGGCCCACCGGTCGGTCCGCAGCACGCGCGTACCTGCCCGCGCCGCCTTGGAGTCGATGCGGGGGTACTTGCCGGTGATGGACTCGGTCTCGAACTCGAAGAACCGGGAAGCGGCGACGCCCGTTGCGTAGGTCGTCTCTGCCGACATGCCGAGGTAACTGTCATGAACTGTGTACGTGCCCATTACGCAGTCACCCCGCTAACCGGAGCAAGGACGGTCGCGGTCTGGTCCGGCGCAGGGGCCGGAGTCGGATCGGAGACGACCGGGGCCGGGTCCTGCGCCGGAGTCGGAGCAGGGGCCGGAGTCGGGTCCGGAGCAGGAACCGCGGCGGGAGCTGTAAAGCTCGTGGCCGGCGTAGTCGTCGTGGTGGTGGCGTCAGTCGTGGCAGTCGTAGCCGCCGGGGCCGCAGTCGCGTCGATGAACGTCTGAAGCAGAAGGGACGCCGCCAGCTCGTCAGAGACCGTGATCGGAACGCCCTTCGGGAACTGGGTGCCGTCCGGCGTCACAACGCCAGCCAGCGGGCCCGTGTAGAGGACCTGAGACAAGGTGAGAACCCCCGTTAGTCGCGGGCTGTGACCTTGAGTTCGCCGTGCATTTGGCCAACCCAGCGGTCATCAGCGGGAAAAGAGAGCAGCCGCCCAGGGCTGTAGATGGATGTGACGATTCCGGAGAGCCCGAAACCGGGAGATGCCTTGACGATGTCCTCGACGATCCCGGAGAGTTCAGCAGCCTGAGTTTCGGCGTCGAACGCCGTAGAGGCCGTAAGCATTACCTCTGAGATCAGGTCGATAGTGAACGTCTCTTCTTTTGACCTGTTCGTGGCCCATCGTTCGTGATCCCAGTGGATTTGCCCGAGGAGAATCCAGCGCTGCGGCTGGTGTCTCGGGTCGGGTCCCCAGATGATCGGCACGTCCACTAGGCCGGCCGACTGCTGTAAAGCGGTCTGGATCGCAGCCTTGACGAGCAATGCGTTAGTGCTCATGCCACGACCACGCCCTTAGGCGCGATGGTGTACCGGGCTAGCACTGCGTCAACGTCGGGAATGCCGGTCTGCCAGACGCCAGAACCCGGCGTCGCCAGGGTGAAGGACCCGCCCTCGGTTGCAACGAAAGACGTTGCACGGTCGGGAATGCCCGACGCGATAGCCGCGAGGATGAACCGGCCGCGCTGAATCGCGGCCCGATACAAGTCGTTAGGGACCTGGGTGAACCCGTACTCGTAGGTGATGACGCACAGGCCGGGGCCGGGAGCCCCGGAGCCTATCGACCCGTCCCAAAGCTCTTGCAGCGTTAGCGCCTGCATCGACGGAAGGCCGTAAACCAAGCCGATTGGGTCTGTAGTCAGACCCGTTTGCGTAACGCCATCGACCGATGCGCTAACGACCGTCCTAAGGTCGGCATCGGGCAATAGGACATAGCCCGTGTTGTCGAGCGTCACCGTGTAGGTGTTGCCACGCGGGATGAACGAGCGTCCGCAGATGCGGGCGAACTCGTCGGTTACCGCATCCCTCGCCGCCGCCAGGGCGGCCGTGGGGAACTTGGCCGTGTTCGAGAACGCGGGATCGGATGCCCGCAGGTCAGGTAGCGCGATTAGGGTCGAGCCGACCACTTCGGCGCTTGTCGTCTGCGTTAGCGTTGCGCTAACCCAGCTAACGACTAACGGCCCGAGGGCCGTTTGCGGAGCCATAGGGAACGTGTAGTTTCCAGTGCTCGGAGTCGTTGCAGCGCCAGACGCTACAACCGCGCCAGCCGCGTTAGTAACCGTGACCGTGACTGCCCCCGCGTCAATGGGGGTCTCGTCGGTCATAAACGTTGTGCTCAGTACCCCGGCGTAGCCGCGAACGAGCCTCATAGGACCCCCCTCCGGGCATGAGAAAGGAGAGGACCCTAAGGCCCTCCCCTAACCCGCTAACGGCTTACTTACCGACCAGCGTCTTAACCGAACCGGTGGTGTCGGACAGGTTCCCGTCGCCGCGCCAAGTCACCTTGTACGAGACCAGGTCGGAACCCCAACCGAACTCGAAGGACTTCTCCACCTGAACGCCGTTGACCTGCCGGACGAAGTAGGTCGAGAAGTCGCCGAAGGCGACCGCGTTGTTCCCGGTGGCCACGGTCGGCATGTTGACGTCCGTAACAACCGGCTTTCCGAGGAGCATGTCCGGAGCGCCGGAGACAAGACCGGGCTGCCAAAGGTACTGACCATAGGCGTCCTTGACGCCGCGAAGCTTGCCCACAGTCGCATCCGCCATCAAGAACTTCGCGTTCTTCCGGTAGGAGTCGATGACGCTGTAATACAGCGCGATGATGTCGTCACCGGAAATGGCGCCGATGGTGCCCATGGTCGTACCGGCATTGGCCGCGACAGCGGCGGTCAGAAGGCCTGTCGGAGTACCGCCGGTGCCGGAACCGATCAGAAGGTCATGCGCGACCTGACGGCCCGCCATGATGCCCGCCTGCTGAGCGATGAACCCGGCAATGTCAATGCCGCTGTCCTGCACCATCTCCTTGGAGACCTGAACGATGACACCGTACTTCTTGGCGTTCAGAGTGAAGTTGTTGAACGCCGCGTCGGAAGTCGGGAACGCGGAATTCTCCGCGACCGGGGCGACGGTGGGCCGCGCGGTCAGGCGCGGGAAGGTCATCGGCTCGCCGCCAGCGGTGGTGATGATGGTCGGGCCCGCCTGCCACACGCCGATCTGCGGAAGCATGTACTCCAAGACCCTCGCAACGAAGGTCGTCGGGATGGTGGCGCCCGCGTTCGCGGCGCTGCCGGTGGTCGCGACTCGGGATTCGGCCGCCAGCGCGGCACGAGCCTCCTCGCCAGGCTTCATGTAGAGGTCCGCGCCCACGGTCAGCTCCTGGCCGAAGCCCAGGTTCCGGATCTCGTCGGACAGGGACGGGCCGCCCTGCATCTGCCGCTGCTGCTCGCCAGTGAAGACCCCGGCCTTGACGCCCAGTCGGGTAGCGCGGTCCCGCAGCTCCTGCGCCTCCGCCTCCCGCTCGCCCTCCTCCACGATGGAGCGGGCCTCCGCGCCCAGGCGGTTCAGGTCCGCGTCCATGCGGTCGAGCTGGGTCCGCTGCTCCGCAGTCGGCTCGCCGTCTACGGCGTCGGTGATGGCCTTGCGCTGCTCGAAGATGTTCGCGCGCTGAGTCAGGATCTCTTCGGCCTGCTGTGCGTAACTCAAAGGTTGGTACCTCCCCCAAGGGGCCGCCGTTCGCGGCCAAACGAAAGAGGCACCCCTCCCCGAGGTGCCTCATGTGTGTTTGGAGCTAGTGCCGTCAGGCACGGCCCCTAAGCCGGATCGCCCGAAGGGCAAGCCGAAGAATCTCGTTGTCCTCCGGCGGAAGCGGATTCCACGCCCCCACCAGGTCACGCGCCGAAAGCGCGTCCCTCTCCTCATCCCAGCCGAGTCGGCCGGCGGCCAGCTGTAAAGCACGTGCCGCGGTGACTCCGGACTCGGTGTCTTCGTACGCTGGATAGGTGACCGGCGAAACGTCGAGTAGGTCTAAGTCGATCAGCGTCCGCAGCCGCGAGCGGCCCTCCCGCTGCCAGTCGTCCTCACGGACGCGAAACGCGAAGGACGACTGTGTGACGTCGCCCCGCTGCATCGACTCCGCCAGGTCCCGCGCGTAGCTGGTGTCTGGCGCGTCCACCTCGTAGTGCAGCCCGGTCGAGTCCTCCGCCAGCTTCAGCGTGCCGGACGCGGTCCGGCCCAAGATGAGACCCGCGTCATGGTTGATGAGGGCCCTCACGTCCTGGCCCTCGCCGAGCGCGCGGGTGAACGCGCCCGCCTGGACCGTTTCCGTAAAGCCTCCGAGGTCGTGAGACCGCGTCCCATACTTCGCGGCGTATCCGGTGAACGTCCACCCGTCGCCCTTGGCGGCGATGTCGAACTGTGTCTCAACCGACCTGCGCTCAAGGAGCAGGCTCATGTTCATTCCCCCCGTCCTGCCCCGGCACCGGGGCCGGCGGAGGGCTGTAAAGCTCGCCTCCATCCACCGCGGCCGGGATCTTCTTCCAATCGCCCACGGTGGGCAGGTCTTCGTCGATACCGACGATGTTCGCCGGGCGGTAGAACTGCTCTCCCTTGCCGTCCGGGATCGGCGACATGCCCTCTTCGGCCCGGACTTCGTCGGGGCTCTTCATCCCGTTCTGAATGGCCAGTGCGTGAGCCTGGTAGCGCTCCGAGAGCTTCGCCCTGAGGCGGGCGTCCATGTTGAAACGCATGGTCTGGAAACCCGGCAGAAGAAAAGTCGAGATGGCCTGCTCGATGCGTGCCGCCCACGGGTGCAAGGTGTCTTGCGCCATGGCGTAGTTCTGCTCTTCGACGCCACGACCCCAAGAGGACGTGACGGCCGGGTCAACCCGGTAAGCGGGGACCCGGTAGAACAAGGCGATGTCCGCCTTCGTGAAGTTGCGTGTCTGAAGGAACTGGCTTTGTTCCGGCGTGATGGTGATCGGGTGCCAGGAAGCGCCGCCGGTCAGAATTCCCACGGCGTGACTGTTGGCTACGCCCTGGTGCTTCTTGACGAAGTCTTCCTTGAGGCGCTTAGCCTCTTCCGGGTTCGCCTTGCCGGGGTGCTGAATGATGCCGGACATGTAGGCGCCCTGCGAGAAGAACCGGGCGCCGAATTCCTCTGTCACCATCGAGATACCGATAGCCTGCCGGGCCGCCTCAAGCGGCGAAAGGCCCGTGAGGTAGCCGGGCATCGACAGCGCCGGGATATGAAGAATCTCGGTCTGATCCATCGTGACGCCGTTCACGTCATACAGAACGTTGGTCGTGCCCTCTTCGGGGAACGGGTACACCCACGACGGGTGAATGGGCCACACTTCGACAATGTCGCCCTTGCCGTTCCGCAGGGTGAAGATGTAGGCGTTCCCGGCCACCAGCAGCGACATGACTACCCGCTGCCAGAAGTCGAACGGGGTCATGCGGTAATTGGGCTTGCGCAACCACGCCGGGGGCCGAACGTGCTCGGTCGTGCCGTCCGGATAGTCCTTGAAGACGTCGATAGGCAGGGACGCGATAGCGTCCGTGATGAGGCCAACGCAGTAATAGACCGCGCTAACCTGCATGGCCGTCTGCTCGTTGATCTGCTTCCCCGAGTAAACGGGGTCGTTAGCCAGGAAGGCGTTACGAACCCAGTCCACCGGGGGCTGACTAGCGAGCCAGCCGAGACCCCCAGTGCGCTTCTCAATGCGGGTGAATATGCTCAACGCTGTTCACCCGGCTTCGCCGACAGCGAGAAGCCCGCCAGGGCCACGAAGGCGCCCCCAAGGATCCACCCGAGCGGCCGGTACACCTGAGCCAGCCCGTAGGCCACTGTCACGGCTCCCACAGCCTCTACCAGCGTGGACGTCACTTCCCGCACGATCGCGCGACGGCCCATCAGCCACCCCCCTGTTAGTCGTCGAGGCTGATGAAGCCCATTCCTGTGTCATCCTCGGTAAATGCGACGAAAAGCGCGTTCAGCAGCGCTGAAATCCCGTCGATCTTGTCGCCAGACTTGGCCTTAGACGGCTTGAAAAGGCCGTCGCCCGTGTATTGCACTTCGACGTTGTCCGCCATCCAGCGGAGCACGGGATTACCGCCGTGCCTAAGGACTCCCTCAGCTAGAAGGGTTTCCATCCACTTGCACGGATCGGTCATGCGCGCAGACGTCTGAGGGGCCTTAACACCCTCTAATCCGCCGTCTTCCAGCTCCGTAACAAGGTTTGTCGCGTTCCACGGGTCATAGCCGAAGAGATCAATGCAGAAATCTTCGGCGTCCTTCTCGATCTCGGCCCTAACGACGCGGTAATCAGTAACGTCCCCGTCAGTGATTGTGAGCCAGCCCATTTGCGCCCAGTACTCAAGCGTCGAGCGCTGCACGCCACGCGCCTTGAGAGCCTTCGACGGAATCCAGAAACGCGGCAGAATGGTGAATCCCTCGGCGTCCGGATCGTCCGGCGAGCCCGGGAAGAGCAGAACCCACGCCGTGAAGTCAGAAACGCTCGCCAGGTCGAGCCCTGCATAGCAGCAACGGCCCGCCAGGTGCTCACGCAGAACCGGGGTTTCCCCGTTGCGGTCCCACGTCTGCATATCGAGCCAGCGCTCAGCTTGAGAAGTCCACTGGTTCAGTCGGAAAACGCGGAACGCGTTCTCGGCGGACGGCTTGGACTCGGCCTCTACGGCTTCGGATCGGAGGTTTCCGATGGAGAGGAAATCTCCAAGGGCCGGATTGGCGTGGTACCAGCCGGTTGCGGGCTCTCCAGTGTCGGGATTGGCAGGCTGGCCTTCGTCTCGCCAGTTCCAATCACGCGGTGTGTTTCGCATGAACACAAACCGGGCAGGGTCGGCGGCAGGATTCTTGAGGAGACCTTCTCCATATTCGTGCTCCTCCAATGCGAATCGCGCCGACGTGTACGCGGCGGTAGTGGTGGCAATGAGAATCGGCTGACGCCGGGTACCGAAACCCTGACGCATCGCGTCCCATAGATGGCGGTCTTTCTGCGTCAGAACCTCGTCGAACAGGACCATTGACGGGTTGGTGCCGAGAGCGCCGGAGGCGTCTCCGGGCAGCACTGCGTAAAAGCTGTTCGTGGCCGGGTCGATGATGCGCTTCTTAGAAGCGACGATCTCAAGACGCCGGGAAAGGACCGGGGAAAGCTCGACCATCCGCTTAGCGACGTCGAACACCAATGAGGCTTGGTCGCGGTCAGCCGCGACGGAGTAGACCTCTGCGGACTCCTCCCCGTCGCCTACAAGGCCGTACAGGGCGAAGCCGGACGCGAGTTCGGATTTCCCGTTCTTGCGGGCCATCTCCAGCCACGCAACGCGGTACTGACGTACGTACTCGTCGTACTGCTCGTCATAGGCGAGCGTCCCGAAGAGCGGCCTAACGATCTCGTCCTTCTGCCAGTCGGTCAGAAGGAACGGGGTCCGCGCGTGGCGCCCCTTGGTGTGGACCAAGACCCGCTCAAAGAAGTTGACGACCTGATCGGCCTTGGAGGCGTCCCAGATGAACGTGCCCTCAGCGGCATTCGCCGGAGCGTGCGGGGCAAGGAACATCTGCACCCCCTCACGGCATGCCGGCGGGACGCTGTAAAGCGCCCCGCGGTTTCGTCGACGGGAGGGGGAGGGACTGCTACGCGGCTACGGGGAGAGCCCCGATCCCGAACTCACGGGCCAAGTCACGCCACGAAGGCGAACCGCTGGTGACTGGCGCCGGAGCCGGAGCCGGAGCCGCAGCCCGGCAGTGCTCACAAAGGCCTGCGGAGGCGTGAGGCGCCTTGATGCGCTCACAGACGGGGCAGCGGAGCCGGGGAGCCTCAGGGGGCGCCGCAGGGGCCTCAAGGGGCCGCATCGGCATCTTCTCAACGAGACGCTTCCGCAGGAGCCCGGCAGGGTGGTTGATCCGCTCCGGCAGGCCCAGAGTCAGAACCGCCGTCACCCGGCGCTCATCGGCGCCAAGGGAGAACCACTCGTCAACGAGAGGCGACAGCGCGCGGATGTCCCTCGCGCCCAGGTGCAGCTTTGGCTCATCGCGGCCAAGAGCCGCGAGGAGGTTTTCCGATCGAGAGATCTCACCACCCTCCCGCCCTTCCGTGGCGGACTCGACCGTGACGGCCGTCTGGGGGTTGGTGGGGAGGGTTAGATCTTTACCACCCAAGGGGTTATGTGCCGACGAACCGACAGCCGGGTTTCCGGCATCCGGTGCGGCCTGCGGCTTTATCTCCTCCGCCGCGTTCTCCCGCACGTCGGACCAGGAAACCAGAGTGGTCATTCGGCCACCCTCACCGCGCACCCGAAGACGCTTCAGATATCCCGCCGTCTCCAGCTCCTTCAGCGCCCGAGAAACGCGCTCGCGGCCCTCGGAAGAGGCTTCCGTGAGCGACTTCAAGGTCTCCTGAGAACCGTTCGGGAGCGACAGGACGTAGGCCAGGATGCCCCGGGCTGTGAACGAAATGCCGTGGTCACGGGCGGTTTCGCTCGGGATGATGGTCGATCCGACCGCTGGCGCGGTACGCTGAATGCGCATTGAGTACCCCTCAAGCCGTGCCCCGGGAGTGTTAGCCGCACTCGCCGGGGTGTTCTTGTTCTTGGGGTGTATCTAACTCGCTTGACGCACGTGCGTCAACCGAGTTACAGGAAACCGGCTCTCGGTGATTCCGGCAGCCGGTAAACCGGGGTGACGGAGACCGCGGCGCGCTTTACAGCTCCTCGCCGGCAAAGTCCTTAGACGCCGTGGTGTCGGTGGTTGTGGTGGTGGCGCCGGTGGCCGTGGGAGCCCTTGTGGTGGTGGTGATGACCCTTCGCCACGTGGTGATGTTCATGGACGCCCTTGTGGTGGTGGTGCCCGCCCTTAGCGACATGGTGGTGTTCGTGCACGCCGATGTGGTGGTGATGACCGCCAGGCGCCATGTGCCGGTGACCGTGGTTGCCCGCGTGCGGGTGATGACCACCGGAAGCGACATGGTGATGAACGTGGGCGCCCGGCCTGGGGTTGTGGTTGCCCTGGTGCGGGTGCCGATGCACGACCGAGCCCGGCGAATGCGGGTGGTGAACATGAGCCGGAGGCCGCACGCGACGAACGCGGGCTACCCGGTGGACGCCCGGCACCCTCGGAACGCGTGGAACCTTGGTTGCGACGTATCGAGGCATCGGGCCTCCTCTCGTTGGTGTGCGGGAGACCCGGGGGAATCCCCCACTCAACCCCGGGCCTCAACCGCTGTCCCCCGGCCGTACCCCCGCGCCGGCCGGAAGCTGTAAAGCGGTCCGCGGAACTACGCGGAGATGATTGCTGCGATGTCCAAGGCGCCCGTGTCCTGCTCGGCGATGGACAGGCGGGCCCGCGACGCGGGCGTGAAGCCGAACTGAGAGCCGTATTTGTTCATGAGGTCCGCCGAGTCCCGCGCGATCTGCGCGGCCGGATGCTTGACCATCTCGCCGTTCCGGCCGGTCGATGTCGGCCCCTGCTCCGCGAGCTGACGTGAAGCGGAGACGTAGGAAGCCCACGCCTGGCAGTACACGACGAGCGCGGCCCGATCCACCAGGGCCGTCAGGCCGAGCGCCGCCAGCTCCGGCACGACGCGCCGCCACTCCTCCAGCGCTTCCCCGTCCAGCCAGTCAGGCGGAACAGGCTCGCCGCGCGTCGGCTGGGGTTCGTTCTCAGGCAACGGCCTCTTACCCGGATTACCGGTCAGGATTTTTAGGTGGGTCGGTTTCGGGAGAGGCCCCGGCATGAGATGTCACCCCCTCGGGCGGTTGTGCTTCCGGCTGTTGCACGAA